GGCCCGTTCGGGACCGTGCTTATGACCCGCGGGCGGGGCGGCCTCGGCAGCGGGACCGGCGCGGCGGGCGCCGACGGAGAACCAGGAATCGTCTACACCATCTACGCAGCGGAGTAGGAGCCCAGAATGGAACACCGCGGAATCATCTACTGCCCCGATTGTGAGCAGACACTTGAGGTCACACCGTCCGAGTTCGTCGCCCACCGGCAAACGGAACACCCGCCCGAACCCCGTGCCGTCGCTGTGTCGGGGATCCAGACACGCGAGGCGCACGGCTACCAACCCACCGAGGAGGACTAGAGCGTGACCGTCGCGACGCGGGGCTTGCCGCCGTACGCACGACGTGTGGCGAGGCTCTCGTTGTAGATCGCCACAGCAGCCAACGCCTGCTCGCGCTTCGGCCCCGACAGCCACGGCCAGATCGTGCGAAGGATCTCCACGGCCGCTGGGCCATTCTTCGATAGACGATAGAGCGGTCTGCGGCCGGGCCGGTTCTTCGTGATCGGGCCAATGATGTTTCCATCGCCGACCGCTTGTTGGAAGCGTTCGAGCGTCGACCGTTCGGCTTGCGTGACGATGATCCTGATCGTCGGGTAGTCCTTGTTGCGGTACGGCTTCTCGCGTTTCAGGTGGGGACGCACGTGCATTAGTTGCGTGCAGCCTTCTCCGTCATAGAAGCCTGCCGCCCAGGCCAGCTCGTGCGAATCCCTAGTCGTTTGCACACCGTACATTCTACCGCTAAGGGGTGAGTCCGATTGCCAATTTGCTGACAGACACGGGCCGCGAGGCGTTTCTCGTAGCGAGCTATGGTTGGAAGGCGGGCTCGGTCCCGGCTACATGGGTCCCCTATGTCTCGGGGTCGATGGGGAACGCCCCAGGCGGCATCGTGTTCCTGTCCGACATCACCTCAGCCGTATGGCGGGCAAGAGGGACGTACCTGACGACGAAGACGACGGCGTCCGGGATCGCCGACAGCGACGACACCACGTTGGTCGGTGTCGGGTCGGCTGGTTCGGCCACCGCCGTCTACATTCTGCTCGTCAACGAGACGGGTGCGTCGCAGACGTCTCTGGTGGGTGCCGTGATCGACACCGCGACCGGCCTGCCGTTCCTCCCGAACGGAGGCGACGTGACGGTCTCGTGGGACAACGGGGCCAACCGTATCTTCAAGTTGTAGCTTCAAACTGTAATCCCACCAGGAGGCGCCAATGCCGTCGGCGAGCCTGCACGTGCCGGTGATGGCCGAGACCGCCGACGTCGCCGCGGCCCGGCAGGCGCTGGTCGCGTTCCACGACGAGCTGCCTGCGTCGTCGCTGTTCAAGAAGTGGCAGCAGGCGAACCCGAACGAGGCCGCCCACCTTGAGGCGTACTGGCTGAACCGGTCGATGCGACCGATCATCGCCACGGCGTTCGGGATCGCGTACCGGTCGGCGATCGACGCCTACCACGACCTGGGGGTCTAGATATGGCGACGCAAAAGGTGGGGTTCCCGGTCACCCCCGGTGCAGGAGCGACCCTCGCCGCCGAGACCGACTTCAGCGGCGTGAAGGTGCCTGTCCATTTCGCTCACCAGGCGAGGACTGTCCCCGTCTATGGCGGGAACGCGAGCTTCCATGTCGGCACGTTGGGTGTGGCGTCTTCGAAGGATCTGCTGGCGATGGTGCCCGGCGGGACATCAACCCCGTCCGCGAACTTCCTCCGCGTCTACGTCCCCGCCGGGGGCCAGGCGGCGTTCTGGTCGAACGGGCTCGATCCCGTGGTGCAGACGGGGGCGCCGCAGATCAGCGGCGACTCGTACTACGACTTCCCGAACGTGCTCGAACTGACGCACCTGTACGCGGTCGGGGTGTCGACGGCATGCCCGGTCGCGCTGCAGTGGGAAAAGACCGGGTAGGGTGCACGGCCGCAGCCACCTCGTCCGTATCGTCGGCACGCTGTTCGTGCTCGGCGCCCTCTCCGGCGGCATCTACCAGGGCGTGGCGTCGACCGGCGGCAGCTCGCCTCCTCCGACTGGAACAGCGAACCTCTGGGTCGACGGGAACGGCGGCACCTGCACCCGCCAATCGACCGCCGGGGCCTACGTCGACGCTGCAGCGTGCTCGTCCCTCCCCGCCGCCTACACGGCAGCCAACGCAGGCGACCTTGTTCTGGTCAAGTGCGGGACGTACGGTCAGCAGGTGTTCACCACGAACAAGACATCCGGCGCGAACGTCGTGTTCCAGGCCGAGACGACGCAATGTGCGACGTTGGGGTCGGTTCAGTTCACCGACGGCGGCGACCGTTCCACCGTTCAAAACTTCGTCATCAGCGACGGCTTCTACGCCGTCCTGAACGACAACAACAGCCGTAGCTCGTCGTTCGTCACGATCAATAACAACATCATCGACCCCGGTGTGGAGGCGCGCCACCAGGTCATCCTCGTTAAGAGCGCGCAGGACTGGGTGATCTCGAACAACACGATCGGCCCGGTCTGCTGCGGCACCGGCACCGACAGCCCTGAGGGGATCAGGATCGTCCCGCAAAGCAACAACGTGACGATCTCGAACAACCTGATCCAGTACGTGAGTCGCGACTGCGGATATTGGCCTAGCTCCGGCTGGGGCTCCTGCCCAGGCACGACGTGCAACCCGGCCTGCCACACCGACGGGATCCACATATGGGGCTTGACGAACGGCCACATCATCGGGAACCGCATCTACGCGGACGACTGCCAAGGGATCTACATCGAGCATCCAGGTAACGAGACGTTGGGTCCGATCGACGTGATCGACAACGCCGTCGGCCCGTTGGCGGAGAGCTGCGGCAGCGCCGGGATCAAGATCCACGCCGACAACGCGACCGTTCAGGGGACGTGGACTATTGCGTTCAACAGCGGGGCGGAAGCATTAGAGATCGGGTCGTTCTCGGGATGCTCCCCCTGCACGTTCAACCTCATCGGTAACTACATGCCTCTGTTCACACTGGACTCCGGCGGCAACGACGCCGGGTGCAACCCTCCGAACGTGGCTGTCAACTACTCGTACAACGTGTGGACGTTCGTGAACGGCGGAACGAACACGGCGTGCGGGTCGCACGACATCTACACCGGCGCGGGAGGGTCGTTCGTGAACTCGACAGGGGCGCCCAACCTGGGCGTCGACCTCCACACGACCGGCTCCGTGTCGGCAGACAACTACGTCCCGACAGGGATCTGCACCCCGGTCGCCCCCGCTGACTTCGACGGCCAGGTCAGGCCGATCGGGGCCGCGTGCGACGCCGGGGCGGACGAGCGCTAAATGGCGTTCCCGACCACCTCCGTCCTCGACCAGTTCACCCGCGCGAACGGCGACCCTGGAGCGAACTGGAACGGTCCGTCGTTCGGCGACGCGAACAAGCTGACGATCTTCTCGAACCAGATCGAGAGCGCGGCGGCGGCGTTCGGCTCGGAGTGCTGGGTAGCATCGACGTTCGGGCCGGGGATCGAGGTGTACGCCGACCTCGCCTCGGCGATCTCGGGCGGCGGCTCTGTCCGGCTTCTCATCCTCGACTCGCCGACGAGCGGCACCGCCAACGGCTACTACCTCGTCGCCGACTCGGGCAACAACTTCAACCTAGCGAAGTCAGTCTCCGGCTCGGGGTCGACGATCCAGACCGGGACGCAGGCTGTCGCGTCCGGCGACTCGTTCGGCTTGCAGTGGATCGGCACCACCGTCGCGGGCTGGTACAAGGCGGCGGCCGGGGCGTGGACGCAAATCGTGTCTATCGTCGATGCGTCGGTTGCGAACGCGGCCGGTTTCTACATCGGGATCGAGCTGTCGACCAACATCGGCGGCAACCTCCTCGACAACTTCGGCGGCGGCACCGCCGTCACGATGAAGACGGGGGCGTTCCAGTGACCGCGAATTTCGGGTGGCCCCAGCCTGCGGCGCACGCTGACGGGTTGCAGCCCGCCCTGAACGCCATGATCCGCGACCTCGACGCGATGGTCCATAGCGTCGCCACGTTCGGCACGGCTGGCGCCCTCACAACCCTGGTCGGGGTCGGCAGGTTCCTGTTCCCTGCGGCGGCAAGGATCATCAACGTCACGTTGGCGGTGGATACTGCCCCGACGGGGGCGTCGATCATCTGTGACGTGAACAAGAACGGGACGACGGTGTTCACGACGCAGGCGAACCGGCCGTCGATCGCCGCAGCCGCTAACGCGTCGGCGGCTGCCGTCCCGAACGTGACAGCCATCGCCCTCGGCGACTACCTGACCGTCGACATCGACCAGGTCGGTTCGACCATCGCCGGCGCCGATCTTGTCGTCCAGGTGTATTACGTGTTCGCGTGACGTTCCCGCTCGGAACAGCCCCATCGTACTACGCCACCTGCTCGTTCCCGAATGCGAGGCACGGAATCTTCTACGTTGGCGACAGCGTCACCATCACCTTGAGCCAGTCCACGCCCACCGCGTATTACGTGAAGGACTACTACGGCACCACCGTCTCGAGCGGCAGCACGTCAGGGACGACCTGCACCCCTACCCCGCCTGGTGGTGGCTGGCTTCCCGGCTGGTACCGGATCTACTTCACCGGGGCGAACACCGACGCCGTCTACGGCCCGTCGTATGGAGCGACGAACTTTTGTGTCATCCGTGCCAACAGTCACTTCCCTACGTTGCCGAGTCCGTCTGTGAAGGGGAACGGGTCGCCAGGTCATCATGGCGTTCCGCCAGATTTGATTACACGTGGTTGTATGGGAATGGCGACAGCTCGGCTGAGTATCGTGCCTATGCCTGACCCCAATAGTGGCACAGCCGACCGTCTGTCTGACATAGCGTTGGATGCACCACTCGCAACTACTTGGTGGACGCAGCCACCCGACAATGATACGTGGGAACAGGGTCGCTCGCGGTATTTGTGGGTGGCGTTCTCCAACCAGGCGTATGACAGGCTTACGGCCGGGGGTACTGTTTCTTTCTACCCGAAGGACGAGACACAGGTGGCGCATGCCGATAAGATTTTTGTGTCAACGTCTGCGGGAACAGTTAGCGGCGACAAGTATGTTGTCTACTATCCGGACGCTTCTACGGTTGTTGAGACGTATGACAATCAGGCGGACGCGGTAGCTGCGGCGGCTGTGATCAACGCGGCGTCTGCTTATATTTGGATGTTCGGCCCAAGCGGGCGTCCAAGTTACATAACTGCGACCGCAATCGGTAACGCCTACTACACAGGTGTAAAGCTGTGCTCATCCACCTTGTTCCCGCTGGGCATCCCGTATTACGAGGGGCCGATTAACGAGCCAGGGATAGGTAGATACCTTGGGCAGCAGATGCGTATGTTCCGTGCCGCCGTGAAAGCGGGCAACCCTGACGCCCAGGTGATCGGGCCGTGCCCTGTTGACATCACTAATCCAGCGTGGAGCAATTTCTTCATCTCTGGCGGGCTTAACTACATAGATGCACTCTCGTTCCATGACTACAACACTGCCGTTTGTGGCGACCTAAACCAGGGCCGCACACAGATTGAGGCGTTCCTGGCGCTGTTGGCTGCGAACGGATGGACAGGTCCGCTATGGCAGACGGAGGCGCAGAGCGCGATGACTTGCGTGTATGGCGTTCATCATCCGCGCCGCGCCCGGACTTGCATGCTGCACATGCTGTTGTGGGAGCAGTACGGTATACCGCGAGAACGGAACTGCTACTGGTACGACGTCTCGATCGGGTTTTGGGGATTCCCGGTGTGGGCGTGGAATGGCGACGAAAGTTCTCAGCCTCAGGTGCCGATGTACCGGACACTGACGGAGGAAACATTCAATATGCCGCACCATCATCGGGTGTATTTCGGTAGCCCTGCCGCAGACGCGATCTTCCTCGGCAGCGTCTACGGGAGTTCCACTACACTCGGCCCGTCTACCTTGGTGCTGATCTCTGCTAGCCATATCCCCGGCGCTACCGTCACGATCTCAGTAGCGGGCACCACCTCGCCGCTGACGGTCGTGGACGCTTTCGGGAACACATCGACGGTCACGATCTCGTCCGGGCTGGCCGTCATCCCTGTGGATGACGTCCCCACTTACGTGCGCCTGCCTGCCGGCGTCACCGTCACTGTCAGCTCGGTACTCGATTGGGGCACGTCTCCGCATCCGAACGTGGCTGCACTCGGCGCCGCAACCCTCGGCGGTGCAGCCACTCCCGACATCAACGACGGACAGTTCCTCAATCTGTATGCCGCCTATCCGGGCGGCATCGGGATCGCGTACTCGCCGGTCACCGTCCCAGACGACATCGCCATCGCGTTTGATCAGGCGGTCACTGTTGACCGCGTCATCATCTGGTGTGGCCCCTGCTGGCAGTCGATGGGCGTCCTCGTCGATTTTGACATCGACACGTCGAGCGACGGGGTGACGTGGACGACCCGCACGACGGTCACGAAGACGACGCCGAGCTCGTTCAACCACGGAACTAGTTCGACCAACGCTGGTTGCAAGCAGGAGACGTACAGCGACGAGCAGTGGATCTTTCCGGTCACGTTGCCGTCTCCAGTGTCATGCCAGTACATCCGCGCGCATGTGCGGGCGACGAGTTATGGAGGGGAGCCGGACGCAGCGGCGGTTGCTGCCGGCGGCCAAGGAAGGAATGAACAACGTGTCGCCGTCGAGGAGATGATGGTGATGTCGTCGACGGTGCCCACTCTGCCAGGCCAGTACGACACGGAAGTGTTGGCTGACAGTCCGAACGGCTACTGGAAACTCGCGGAGGCGTCCGGGGCGACTGCCGTGGGTCAGGTCAATTCACCAGCACTTGACGGTGTGTACTCAGCAACATGCGTTCTAGGCGTGCCCGGCCCATTGAGCAGCTCCGCCACCGCTGTATCGCTGCCGAACGCATCCCCGATCGCCGACATCCAGATTCCGAACAACTCCCTCCTCAACCTTGGGGCCACAGACGTGCTTACCGTCGAGTGCTGGTTTAAGCCTCCCCCGACGATTTCGTCGACGCGGACTATCGTTGAGCGCGGGTCGGGACGGTGGGGCATCAGCCTGCTCTCCACCGGATTCGTTCAGTTCGCGAAGCCTGGCGTGGCGGGCATTGTTACTTCTACTGTCGCCTGCTCGAGCGGCTGGAACCATGTAGTCGCTACCAAGAGCGGCGCCGACATCCACATCTACCTTAACGGCGTCGACGTGTCCGGGACGGTAACCAACACGGCGCTCACCGACGGGTCGGGAGTGTTCTATATCGGCGACAACGCGGGTGCGTCAACGTTCGCTGACGGACAAGTCGCGTGCGTCGCCCTATACCCGACCGCGCTTACGGCCGCCCGTGTATTGGCGCATTACAAGGCTGGGTTGCGGCCGCAAGTTCCTGTGAACACTGTGGCGCCGGCAATTGTCGGGAGCACCCGGCTAGGAATGCAACTGTCCTGCACGACTGGCGTCTGGACAGGCGGTGCCACCGGCTACGCCTATCAGTGGAAGCGCGACGGCAGCAACGTCTCAACAGGGCCGCACTACCTGAAAACTTCGGCTGACATCGGCCACTCTGTCACTTGCACGGTGACAGCATCGAACGCGGCCGGGTCAGCGTCCCAAACGTCCAATTCAATTACCGTTGCCGCCGCACAAGCGTCAGCAGTGGGGATGGTGAGTATTTAATGGGGCTACTTGCAGGAACCCTGTACGACCCGGCTGCGGCTGTGACAAAGGCTACTTCAGCTTTGTTGGCGATGACAGCTCTCGACACCACAAACCTGAGACTGACGTTTACCGCTCCTGCGAACGGTGCGGTGCTTGTCCGTCAAGCCTGTACTCAAACAGGGGCGACAACTATTCCCCGTATCCATTTCGGGGTTCTCGATGGTGCGACAGTGCGTGGTAGGACGTATCCGATGGACGGGGTGACTACCCGCCTGGCGGCGGTCTCATACGGTCAAGAAAGCGTTTGCGTAGTCAGTGGTCTCACCCCGGCGGGGTCGTACACGTGGGATGCTGCTTATAGTGTGGATAACGCTATAGCGGGCACCAACTTAAAATACGGCGGTCCAAATGACGCGTCCGGTGCGGACGCTTGGGGTGGATACTCCTTTGAGATTTGGGACACGCCGACACTGCTCGGTTCTGTGTTGTACGATCCGGGGACTGCGGCGGGTGCTGTGATGACGTCGCTGATCGCGATGACAGCGCTGGATACGGCGAACGCCAGGATCACGTTCACGGCGCCCGCATCTGGACAAGTGTTCTGGCGTATACGTACTTGTTACACCGGGTCGGCCACGTTGCCCTCAGTTCTGCTAGGAATCCTTGACGGAGCCACGGTCAAAGCTAGAGCGGTGCCGATATACGGTTCCGCCGCGAACACGATCTGGGACGCTAGTGGTCTCGTCGCTGTAACACCGACCACGTCGTACACGTGGGACGCCGCTTACGCTGTCCAGGTGGTGTCCGGTGCCGGTGGGACGTTGAAGTGGGGTGGCCCGAACAACACTTCTGCTAACGATGCGTGGGGCGGACTGGCCTACGAGATTTGGACTGCCTAGATGCCTTTCACCGCTAATCAGTTGATCCTGGCCGAACAGCAGCCGCCTCCGCCTCCGCCCCCGCCCCCGACCGGCGCGTTCCACTAAAGGAGACCAGATGGCTGTCACCCACAAGTTCGTGTCGTCGGTCGCGAACATCGGCGGAGGGACGTACATCCAGCCGACCCACTGGAACGACCAGCACGCGGCGCCCATGTGGCGCGCCTACGACTTCGACCCAGGGTTGGCACCCGCGTCGTTCGGGATCCCGTCGACCGCAGGCGCGTCAGGGATGGAGTTCCCGAACAACACGCCGCTCCTCCGTGGCGCGTACGACTTCACGAACGTCACGAACATCTACGTCGCCGCCGTTGTCGCGTCGACGTTCGCGCTCGGATCGACGGCGCTCAGGTTTCAGTACGCCCCCTCGGGGTTCCCCGGCTCCTGGTACTCGTTCGACGCCACCGGCGGGTCGGCGCCGTTCGTGAGCGTCGCGTCCGGGAACAACGCGTCGATGTACCTTGCGGGGTCGAATGGCGCGATGTTCGGTCCGACCGCCGCCGTGTCCGCCGCCGCGAAAGCGCTCCCACAACCCCTGAACGTGAGGCTGGCAGGCTACGGCGGCAACGGGTCGGCGCCCCAGCTAGGACCGATCGACGTCTTCGTGACCTAACCGGGAGGGGGCGCCGTGCCGATCGCCCCGATGCAGCAGGCGTTCGACAGTCCCGGCTTCCAGTCCGCCGACCCAGAAGCGTTCCAAACCGGGCTACGAGCCCAGTCCACCCCCGATCTTGTCGATACGGCGTTCCAGCCGGGGGCGTTCCAGGAGGAGAACAACCCGGTAGGCACCGGCGCTATCGCGTCGCTCGAAGCGTTCGGGACCGCAGCCCGAATCGTCAGGATCCAGTCGCCGGTAGCGCTCGCCACCGCAGAGGCGTTCGGAGCCGCCGATCATGTGCTCAGGGTCGTCGGGAACGCTGGCGCCGTCGGATCGCTGGAGGCTTTCGGTGTCGCGGATGCCCTCCGAGTCGTTCGCAACGCCGGGGCTGTCGCCAGCCTTGAGACCTTCGGGACGACCCGCTCGGTGTTCCTGGTCAAACCGGTCGCCCTGGCGTCTCTGGAGGCGTGGGGGACGCCGACGATCGCCCCGGTTGTGCTCGGCGGCATCACCGCCGCCGGAGGCATAGCGTCCCTCACAGCGTTCGGGACAGCCAACGTCGTCCGGATCCTCGCCCCGGTCGCTGCCGCGACGGCGGAGACGTTCGGCGTCCCGCGCTCCGTCTTCCTCATCGAACAGCAGGGGCTTTTCCCGTTCCCGTGGCAGCCGCTCGCGTTCCAGGAAGACAGCCCGCTCGCCTACGGCGCGATCGTCAGCCAAGAAACGTTCGGGACCCCGCGGGCGGTGTTCCTTACTAAACCGGTGGGGATCGCGACCGCGGAGGCGTTCGGGACGCTCACCACGAACATGCTGTACGCCGCGGGCGCGATCCCGTCCGCTGTCGCGTTCGGAACCGCCCACGTCCTGTTCGTCGTCAAGCCGGTCGGGCTCGGAAGTTCGGAGGCGTGGGGCACCTCGACCCTACACCTCGGCGCCACGACCATCACCAGTGCCGGGGCGGTCGCTTCGCTTGAGGCGTTCGGTGTCGGCCGGGTCGTCCGTCTTATCTACCCGCTCGGCGTCGTCTCCGCGGTAGCGTTCGGAACCCCGACCCGTGTCGTCGTACCGGCCGGGATCAGTATCGCCGGAGCGATCGCGAGCCTCGAAGCATTCGGCGTCGGCCGCGTCCTGTTCGTTGTCAGCGCCCAGGGCGTCGTCTCGGGGCAGGCGTTCGGGGTGGCGCATCCCGTCCGGATGGTCAACAACTCGGGCGCGATCGCAAGCGCCGCCCTGTTCGGCACCACGCGCGCCATCAGGGTCGTCGGCGCACAAGGCGTCGCGAGCCTCACCGGGTTCGGGAACCTGACCATCAACGCGCTGTATCTGCTGGGTATCGGGACGGCCGAGAGCTTCGGGACGTCTCACGTGATGTTCGTCGTCCGCAACACCGGCGCGATCTCGTCGGCGCAGTCGTCCGGGACAAACGGGCGCGTCCAACGAGTCACCGCGCCGACCGGAACGGGATCGGCCGAGTCGTTCGGTCAGGCCTCCCACGTGCTGCGGATCGTCACGGCGGTCAACATCACGACCGGCGAACAGTTCGGCACCGCCACACTCGTCCCGCCACAGCTCGGGGGCGGCTTCCTCGGCGGGCTCCGCGTCCAAGACCGGAACGTGTACGACGTGGCCGTGATCGACGGCGAAACCTACCTGGTCACGGTGCAGGACATCCCGGTCGGCGGTCTCACTGTCGGCGACCTCGAACGCTACGGCGTCGGCGCCGCAGACAACGGGGTCGGGGATGTGCTGGTCGGCGACCTTCAAGGAGGCTGAGTGTGTCTACACCGCAAGGCGTCTCACGCTACGACCTCCACGACCTGGTGCGGTTCACCGGCAACTTCGTCGGCACCGACGGGATCACCCCCGCGGACCCGTCGACGGTCACGTTTCTGTTCAAGGACGCCAACGGCAGCGTCGGGTCGTATCAATACATCGGAGGGCCTGGCGGTGGCTCGATCACTCGGATCAGCGCAGGCGTGTATGCGAAAGACGTCACCGTGGTAGTGGCAGGTACGCATTTCTACCGGTGGGAAGGCACCGGCGGGCCGCAAGCGTCCGAGGAGTGGACAGTCACAGTCGCGCAGAGCTTCATCCTCTGATTAAGGAGGAGGAGCTGTGCCCAGCAACATAGGGTTCCAGCTCAACGCGTTCCAGGAAGACCCCTACGCCTCCGGCGCGGGCGCGCTCCCCAGCCTGGAAGCGTTCGGCACACCACGTATTGCGCAGCCGAGGAACCCGGTGGCGACGCTCGTCTGGGACAGCAACGGGTTCGAGGCCGGAACCGCGCTCAGCACCTATTTCTTCACGACCGGCGGGGCGCCAATCATCGACACCGCCGTCTCGAAGAACGGCCAAAACTCGTTCAAGGTCAGCGGCGATCCGTCCTGGGGGAGGAAGAGCCTCCCGGCAGGGCAGAAGGTCGCCGTCGCGAGGTTCTACATCAAGCTCGACACGCTCCCGTCGGCCGGTATCGAGCTAGCCACGCTCGGCGGCTTCCGGCTCGGCTACGACAGCACCCACCAGTCATTCGGTGTTATCGCCGGGACATCGCAGGACTTCACCGGGAACCACAGCGCCGCGATCTCGGCCGGGCGGTGGTATCTGATCGACATGCGGGCAGACCAGTCGGCATCCACGTGGGTGTTGGACTGGCAGATCGACCGTGTCGCCCAGACGCAGCTCGCGTTCGTGAACCCTGCCGCGAACGTCTCCGACATCTACCTCGGACACACAACCGGGTTCCCGGTGTCGGTCACGGCCCACTACGACGACGCCGTCGTGTCGAACACGTGGGCGGACTACCCGATCGGCGCACCTGCCCTTCCTATCACCCCGGCCGGTATCCCGGCCCCTACCATCTCGACGTTCCTGACACCGTGGGCGCAGGCTGACGCGTTCGGCGTCATCGGTCTCAACCGGACGGGGACGACCCCTAAGACGATCTACCCGGCCGGTATCCCGGTCGCGTCCGGGTGGGGTGACGACTGGGGGGACAACTGGGGCGGCGGCGGCCGGTTCGGCACGGCGCGGGCGGTGTTCGTCACCCGTCCGCCTGGGTTAGCGAGCGTCACGGCGTTCGGGACACCGACACGGGTGGTCATCCCTGCCGGTGTCAGCGCGACAGGGCATATCGCGTCGCTTGAAGCTTTCGGGACAGCGCACGTTCTGATCGTTGTCAGGTCGACAGGGCTCGCGTCGAAGGAAACATTCGGGATCGCGCACCCGACCCGGATCGTTCGAAACACTGGCGCTCTCGGGTCGGCGGAAGCGTTCGGGACGCCGACCCGGGTCGTTCCCGGCCTGATCCTCTCCGCCGGGCAGATCGCCTCGCTCGAAGCGTTCGGGGCCGCGACCATCCTCGGCGGTGTCGCCCCACCTGCACCATCGCTACCGGCCCGGCTGTTCATCGGCGACGGCGGCCTGGTCGTGCTTGCATACGGCGACCAGCCACTCTCCGCCGCGAGGATGGCCGACGGGGCCGCCGCCATCGCGCAAGCGGACGCAGCAGTCGCTGCAGCTGTCGTCGACGGGCAGCTCGGGCTCCTCATCGTGACCGACAGGGTGACGTCGCTACCGCGGGTGTTCATGAGCGACGCCAGCCTCGCCTCACTGTTGACCGCGGATCTAACCGGCGCAGTCACGTTGTCAGACGCGGCTCTCGTCGTCTCCCTGTCTGAACTGGTCGGGGTGCGGTTAGCGCCGCTCGACACGTCGGCGACCCTCAACGTGGTGGCGTGAAAGGAGGGCCTGTTGCCGAACGTCTACGACATCGGAGACCTCGTCCGGGTGCAGGCCACGTTCCTCGGGTCCGGCGGGCTGGCCGACCCGTCCCAGGTGTGGTTCCTGATCCGTGACGGGGCCGGGAACAACGCCACCCACCGGTACGGACTGACCCCGTCCGCGATCTTCCGGGCCACCGTCGGCGGCTACTACATCGACGTCGACGTCGCGTCGTCCGTAGGCGACTGGCGGTACCGGTGGGAAGGCACCGGCAACAACGTCCAGGTGGCGGAAGAGTCAACGTTCAACGCGCGACGCACCTTCAAGCTGTGAGCCCTGTTGTTGATGGAGTCTTCGTCCCCCGCACCCCGCTCGTCACCGCCGAACAGCACGTCGGTTTCCTCGCTATCGACACCCACATTCTCACGCGTCGCCGCCGTCTTGAGTCTGAAGGTGCGCCGTTTGCTCGACGAATCGGATACGTCACCGCCCACCTCGGCATCACCCCCGCCGGAATCCAGGAACGACTCGCCGACCGGCTAGCGGCAGGTCTCGAAGAGACAGCACGGTTCGGGTACAGGACGGTGCAAGCTGAGGTACGCAGCCTCCGCCGGGCGCGACCTCGGGACGCCCGACATGCGGCCCGCGCCGGTCTTCTTCTCCCGGACGCGGGCCGCTACGGGCGCCTCGCCATGCAAGGACTCCCCGGCCTGTTGCTCGTGATGAAACACCGCGGCATCGTCGTCGCCGCCGCCGTCTCGCAAGCCGCCTCCGACGCCGCGAAGAAAACCGAGGACAAGACCGCCGCCTCCCTGGCGGCCATCGCCGCAGCGCAACGGCAGCTACACAACGGCGTGCTCGAACTCATCGGGGAAGCCCTAAACATGGGGCGTACAGCGGGGGCGCTCGCGATGCCGGAACCGCCGACGTTCGCGATGCGGTCCGAGCAGCTCGACGGCAACACGTGCGACTCCTGCAACGAACTGCACGGCACCATCGTCGAGGTCGACTCCGCCGACTACTACAGCTACATGCCGCCGGAGGACTGCGAAGGCGGCGGCCGCTGCCGCGGTGTCTACGTGTACGGCGACGCCGCGGCGGATGTCTCTGCGCCAGTTGAGGAGGCCGCATGAACTGGAAGTTCCACATAGTCAGCGCCATCCCGCGCAGCGCCCCCAACTGGTTCATGCGGATCCCCGTCTACGCGCAAACACAGACCCACGCTGCTATTACCGGGCGGATCGTCGCCGAGGTCACCGGCGCCCGATTGTGGGACGCCCGGGCTTTTTTCGCCACCGGACTGAAGGAGCCAGATGACAACGACGACTAAGACGCACAAGGCGACCGCCAAGCCGGTCGACGACCCCGAATTCGTCGCCGCCTACGGCGGCGCGTACCAGGCGTCATGCGGATGCGGCTGGACGGGTGAGGTACGCAGCCGTCAAGTTCGGGCGCAGGCCGAGGCCGACGGTCACGTCGCCGCAGAGAAGGAGGACTCATGAACGATGCCCCACGTCTCGCGGAGTTCGTCGCGCTCGGCGCCGAAACGATTGACGCTCAGGGCCGCCAGTGGATCGAGGTGATGCCAACCGCGGACAAGATGCGGAACGGACCGTGGTTCTTCACCGTCGAAGCAGGCGACCTCGAAACGTACGCGCAGTCGATCCGCGACAACCCCGACAAGATCCCCGTCGACTACGAGCACGCCGCCCAGACAGGCAGGGCGGCCGGGTGGTTCACCGGTCAGGCCGAAGTCCGCGACGACCGGTTGTGGGCGGAGGTGCAGTGGACACCGAAAGCCAGGCAGGAGATCACCGACGGTGAGTACCGGTTCATCAGCCCTGAGTTCACGTTCAACCAGAAGGACGGGAAGACCGGCCTGATGACGAGGGCGAAGGACATCATCGCGGCCGCCCTGACGAACAAACCGGCGTTCAAAGAACTCGCGCCCGTCGCCGAGCTGCTGGAGTCGGACGAGGTCGACGCGATCTCAGACCTGTACGGAAGCGAGGTCGCCGACATGGTGCTCGCAGCGATGGGTGGCGACCTCGAGAAGGTGCGGGCCGCTGTGTGGTCGACCGCTTTCGTGAACGACCTGCCTGACTCGTCGTTCTTGCACGTCGAAGGTGGCGGCACGAAGGACAGCAGCGGGAAGACGACGCCCAGATCGCTGCGGCATTTCCCGGTCAAGGACGCGTCGGGCAAGGTCGACATGCCGCACGTCCGCAACGCGCTCTCCCGGATCCCGCAGTCGAGCCTGCCTGCCAACGTAAAGGCTCAATGCACGAGCGCGGCCCAGAAGATGATGTCAAACGCCGGGGGAAACCCCAGCGCCCAACTGGAAAGCGAGGCACCGATGAATGTCGAAGAGACCCTGAAGGCGCTGGGTATCGACGAGAGCGCCAGCGTCCCCGAGAAGGTGGCGGCTGTCATGAAGCAGATGCAGGACGAGCTGCTAGTGAAGTCGGCCAGGATCGCCGAGCTTGAGGCTGCCGAGGGTGAGTCTGTGAAGCTGAACGACAGGATCGCCGAGCTTGAGGTTCGTGATTGGCAGCGCGAAGTCGACGTGCTGCTTTCGAAGGCCATCGACAACGGGCAAATCTATCCGCGTGAGAAGGACACATACGCGGAGATGTTCAGCACTAGCGGGGAGCGCGTGGTTGAGCTGAAAAAAATCTTGGCGTCGCGTGCCCCGGGAACCGCTGTTTCTCGCAAGGAGCGGGGATCTGGCGGCGGGTCGCCGCTGTCGTTCGACGATCCTGACATGGTCGCGATCGCGTCCGAGCTTGGCATCAAGGACGACGGAGACCCGCTCGATGCCGACTCTGCCTTCCTGCACATGCGTGCGATGGCGAGCCTGAAGGAGCAGGGCAAGGGCAGCAACTACACCGCCGAGGAGTACTCGGCAGCTCTCGACGATGCGCAGCGTGTCGGTGTCGCTTACTAACCCGCTGCCCTAACCAGAAGGAGATCAGTCATGGCTTTTGAAGGCCAGAAGCACTCCAAGACCTACCTTGCAGGGACGACGATCCCGGCGATGTGCCCGGTCGCCTACATCGGGAACATCACCGCCGGATCCGCGCAGGTTGCTGAGAAGGTGTGGCCTGTCGGATCGTCCAGCTTCCCGGTGCTCGGCGTCGCCCGCGCATCGGCCGCCGCCGGACAGCCCGTCGAGGTTGACCTGCCTCACTCGTACGTGAAATGCGTCGCCGTCGCCTCGATAGGCGCTGGGGCACTGGTCGCGGTCGGCTCCCTCAACGGCGCCCTCGGCCTGATCGCTATCGGGGGCGCGTCCGCGATCAAGTACACGGTCGGCACCGTCGAGCAGCCCGCCGCCGCCGCCGACGTCTTCACGGTGCTGCTGAACCCGCAGAACATCATCTAACGCCCGCCCGCTAAAGGAAGGATAGAGAGATGCCTAACCCGACCACGGTGGGCGTTGTCCATGTCAGCGCACCACTCACGAACCTCGCCCGGCTGTACCGTCCGCTGGACGAAGGCTTTATCGCCGACGAGATCGTCCCACGGCTCCCTGTCGTCCACGAGACCGACCTGTACTACACATGGTCGCAGGGAGAGTTCTACGGGACGGAGGTCACCGACCTGACCGCCGACCGCACCGAGCCACGCGAGGTCGACTTCAACGCAACCACGGCAAGCTACTCGGCCGTCAGGCGCGAGCTTGCGTGGACGATCTCGCAGCGGGAGCGTCAGAACGCCGACAACCAGCTGCGGCTGCAGGAAGTCAAGCAACTCGGAGTCCTCGGCCGCCTTCAGATGCTCAGGGAGATGCGGTGCGCCGCGATCCTGAACGCGTCCGGTGTCTCGACCGTGATCAACGGCGAGACGTTCACGGGCGGCTTGAACTCCGGTGCTACGGCGTCGAAGACGGCGTTCTGGGATGGTGCGTCGACGACGTTCCAGCAGATCACCGGCGACATCATCAAGGGGATCACCGGGATGCGGCAGGCGATCGGCTTGCGTCCGAACATGATCGTCGTCCCCGCAGCCGTCGCTGAGGGACTGAACAAGTCGCTGTACTACAGCGGCACCGCTGGCCCGTTGGTGCAGTACTCCGGACGGCCGGAAGAACTCCCGGCCTACAGCCAGTATCCGCTGCTCCCGTCCCAGATCGCCGGGATGCGTGTGCTGGTTCCGGGGAACATCAAGAACACCGCGAACGAGGGCCAGACCGCCTCCTATTCGGACATTTGGGGCGAGACCGTCCTGCTGGCGTACGTGACTCCGGGTCCGGCGATGGAGACCCCATCGCTCGCCTACACGTTCACGGCCGAGTCACGCCAGACCCGGACGGCACGCGACGACATCCGCCGCCTAGACTGGTACGCCGTCGGCGAGACCTCTGTCGAGAGCGTGGTCGCCCCGGCGGCCGGTTGGACGATCACCGACACCCTCACCTAGAGGGGAGCCTTCATGCCGAACCCTGTCGGGTTTGAGTTCCAGTCGTTGGCGTCCGGTGTCGTGGGATTGTTGGCGTCGGTGCCGACCACCGCGGATTCGTTCCGGGTCCGTGTCGAGTTGGCGTCGTGCCGGTGGCTGTCGTCTGCGACACCGAACGCCTCCGTAGGGCTGTTGATCACACCCGGGGACGCGCCGATGCATTTCGCGTTGGCGTCCCCGGCGCAGTTCAAGTTGTTCCCCTTGGTGGCTGCGCAGTTCACCGTGCAGTACTTCGCGGGCAGCGACCAGTACAAGCTCTAAGGGAGGCCCAGATATGGCTCGACGGAGCACGTCGTACAGCGTGTACGACAGCAAGGGCCGCCTCCTCGGGGGCGGCAAGAACGTCGACCGCGACACCGCCGTCAAGGTGAAAGACCGGGCGGTCCAGTCCGGTATGCATGACGTCCAGATGATCCGCAGAGGCCAAGAGGGCAAAGAGCCCGGGCCGCGGGTCCTCGACGCCTAACTGCGAAGGAAGGGGCGCTACTGCCTGGCGTCCCTTCCCGTCGCAGGGCTGGAGGACAGCGGTGTAACCCTCATCTGGGCGGGCTCGCACCGCTGTCCTCGAACCCTGCCCAGATACCAATCGCGACACGTGAAGGAGTTAAGCCCAGATGATCGTTCCGAAGATTGCTGCCTGCATGATCGTGAAGAACTCCGAGCAGGTGATCGAGAAGGCGCTGGAGTCGATCCGCCCCTACGTGGACGGGATCTTCATCTACGACACCGGGTCGACCGACAACACCCGAGACGTGCTGGCCGCCCTGGCGAAGATAACGCACTGCGGCAAAGACGACGAGGGCGACCTGATGGCCGCCGCACCGATCACCGTGAAACAGGGCGAGTGGCGCGACGACTTCTCGTGGGCGCGTGAGCAGTCGTTCGCGATGGCGAACGATCCGGGGGAAGACTTCACCCACTACCTGTGGCTGGACGACGACGACGAGATCGTCGGCGCCTCCAACCTCCGCCACCTCGCGGCGAACATGCCGGAGGACATCCACGCGCTGTCGTTCTACTACGACTACGCCCGCGACGAGGACGGGAACAACGTCTGCCAGCTGTGGCGGGAACGGCTGATCTGGCGGCACGCCGACTACCACTGGGTCGAGCCCGTCCACGAGTGCTACGTCCCCCGAGAAGGACAGGCACGACTGTCACCGGTCCCTCCGGGCGTGACGCACTGGAAGCACCATCGGCCAGCCACCGACCGGTACGACCCGTCCAGGAACCTCGACATCCTTCATGCCTGTCGCGAGAAGGCGGAGGCCGCTGGGGAGGAGATCAGCCCACGCATCCTCGCCTATCTCGGCACCGAGTACATGGCGAAAGGCGATTTCACCGAGGCCGTCAAGTGGCTCGACCTGTACACCAAGCGTGACGACGCCGGGTGGTCGGACGAGCGCTGCCAGGTACGGCACAAGCTCGCGCTGTGCTTCCGCGCGATCGGGAACACGGAGGCGGCGATCAACTGCGAGTTCACCGCGATCCGTGAACGCGACACATGGGCGGAGAACTCGATCGGGTTGGCGGCGTGCTTCGCGTCGATCGGCCGGTGGGACCGGGCGGAACACTGGGCGAAGCAGGCGCTCGCGATCGGCCTGCCGCAGTCACCGCTGATCCTGAACCCGGTCGAGCACAACCTGTTCCCGTGGCTGATCCTCACCGACGCGTACCTGAACCGGCAGTCGTACGAGGAGGCGCAGGCCGCCATCGCGAAAGCGCTGGAGGTCGCGCCGATCGACGACGTCAAGGAGAAAAAGCAGGAGGTCGACGTGGCGGCCAACACCGCCGAACTCGTCGGCGCCGCGCTGATGCTCCGGGAGATCCTGATCCGGCACGACGAAAACCTCAAGGCGTACGACCTGCTGAAATCGGTGCCGTACGTGATCGAGGACGACCCGAGGATCGTGCACGCCCGCTCGTCCGCGCGCCTTAACATCATCCACGCGGTCGAGCCGGACGAGTACACCCGCTGGTACAAGGACGTCCCGAAAGAGTCCACGGTCGGCGACGAGCACGTCGACCAGATAGACCAGTACATCGAGCGGGTCGCGTACCTCGCCGAAGGACTCGCAGAGCAGGAGACGGAGCTAGGCAGGAAGCCGGAGGTTCTCGACCTCGGCTGCAACGACTTCTGGTTGGAGTGCTTCCTCTGGAAACGCTACGGCATCCACGCCGACGGGGTCGAGTTGAACAAAAAGTCGTTTGACCTCGGGCTGAAACGGCGGCGGAAATTCAAGGCGCCCGGCAAGCTACACCACGGCAACCTTCACGACGCCGCCAAGATCACCGGCAAGAAATACGACGCCGTCGTCCTGTTCGAGGTGCTCGAACACGTCCCTGACATGTCCGCCACCCTCGCGGTGTGCGAGTCGATGCTGAACCCCGGCGGCCGCGTGTACCTGACGACGCCGAACGGTGCGTTCGACCGCGGCATGATCGACTGGGAACGCGTCGAGCCGAAGGGACACCTCCGCGCGCTCACGGCAGGGCAGCTGGCCGACCTGCTGCTCACACGCGGGCAGATCGACGACTACCGCGTCCACTGCAACGGACGGCTCACGTTCGCCCGATACAAGGCACAACCCGCGAAATCGACGGTGAACTTCTACCTGGGCGGCCAGTGGGAGCCCTGGAGCCCGGCGTCGTTGAAAGACGGCGGCATCGGCGGGTCAGAGACCGCCGCCGTGCAGGTCGCGACCCGGCTGGCCGCCAGGGGCCACCGGGTTCGCGTCTTCTCCAGCTCCGAGGAAGGACTGGCCGGTGGGGTGCTGTACCGGCCTCACACGTCATGGGACCCGACGGAGACCACCGACCTCCTCATCGTGTCGCGGTTGGCGCACGTGTTCGACAACCCGATCGGCGCCAGGAAGACCGCGCTCTGGTGCCACGACCACTCCTACCCGAACGAGCTGACGGCGGAACGCGCGGGGAAGATCGACCATATCGTCACCCTGACCGAGTGGCAGCGGGCGAGGTTCGCCCGCCTCTACCCGTGGACGGAGAACCGTCTGCGGGTGATCGGGAACGGCATTTCCTACAGGGAGATCGACAGCGGGGAGCCGCGCTATCCGAACGCCTACAGGCCTTTCGGTGAGCGGCTCCCCCGTGTCGTCTTCAGCCACTCCGCCGACCGTGGCCTGGACGTGATGCTCGACCTGTGGCCGCGGATCCGCGAGCGGGTGCCGGACGCAGAACTCCACGTGTTCTACGGGTTCAACACCATGGACAGGCTGCTGCCGTTCAGCCCGAACCTCGCCGCCTACAAGGGGGCGCTGCTGGAGAAGGCGAAGGAGCTTGGCGGCGAAGAGGGCGGCGTGTTCCTCCGCGGCCGTGTCGGACAACTCGAACTCGCCGAGGAGATGCAACTCGCCCGGATGGAGGGCTACCCGACTGCGTTCCTCGAAACGTTCTGTATCACCGCCCTTGAAGCGCGGGCGGCCGGGCTGCCGATGCTCACCTCCGACCTCGGCGCGTTGCGTGAGACCGTCGGCGACCACGGGATCCTCCTGCCATGGGGTCCGGACGAGGACGAGCCCTGCAACCAGACCCCGGAATATCAGGACCGCTGGGTTCATCTGGCGTGCGACCTGTTGACAGACGAGACGGTCTGGAACCACTGGCACGAGTGCGCTCTCCTTGGCGCGGAGCTTCTGGATTGGGACCACAAGGTCGCCAGCTGGGAGCTGTTGGTCGGTGGCGCGACGGCGAAGGCACGGAGGGAGAAGGTAGCCGCGTGAAAGCCTCGCCTCTCAACGGGTTCGTGAAAGCAGACCCCGCACTGCTGCTCGCGTGCGGGCATGTCGCCTCCGGCTGGACGGACATCGTCTGGCAGCCGCACGGCGAAACGAACCAGGTGCCGTTCTTCGTGTGCCGTGAGGGCTGCGGAGCGCAGGACTGGGTTCCCGACCCCGAACTCGTCACCGCCTAGATGCCGTACCTCGCAGCAACCGAACTAACGTCGATTCTGCCGTGGGGAGCGACGATCGGCGACACGACGTATCCGCTCAATCTCGGGGAGGTCGCCTCCATCTGCGACGAGGTGTCCGCCGAACTCGACGGCGCCGTGTCCGCGGCCGGGTACACGGTCCCGATCGGCACAGCGGCACCGCTCGCGCTGTCCCAGATGAAACGGTGGACGAAGTTCGGCGCCGGGGCGATCGTCATGGAGACCCTGTTGCCGAACGTCGGCGGTGTAGGCGGCAAGTCGTCGCCGATCGCCGACAGGTGGCAGACCGCGTACGACAACGCGATCAAGGCGATCGAGGACGGCAAGTTCGCGCTCCCAGGTGTCGCCAAGGACTCGGGGGAGACGGGGCGGGCGCTGCCGCGAAGCTACACGACGTCGCATCCGTCCGATGACGTGTTCGTGTCCGGGTATCAGAGCGGGGCGAGCGTGTTCATCCCGATCGACTGGATGCCGTAGATGCCCAGGGGTGTCGGCCCGACGTCGAGCGGCAAGGGCGGCGTCGCGATCGACTTCGAGCCCCCCATTGAGTTCATCCTCAAGCAGGCCGGGGCGTTCCGGCGCAGGCTGGAGGAGTTCGCGTCGTTGTGGGAGCTGTTCAAGCCGATCATGGGAGCCTACGAGCAGGAGGTGTTCTCGACCCACGCTCACGGCGCGTGGCCCGAACTGGCCCAGTCGACATTGAGGTACAAGACCGGCGAGCTGATGGTCGAGTCGGGAGCTTTGCGAGCGTCGCTCGTCGACCCCGGGCAGGCCATGCATATTCAGGGTCGCAGTGCCTGGTACGGCACCGAGGTCGAGTACGCCCATTGGCACCAGGACGGAGGGTCGATCCCCGGCCGACCGCCGCAGCGTCAGCTGATCGAGGATCCGTTCCCGACCAGCACCCGACGGGAGCTTGAGGCGGCAACGATCACATGGGTCAACGTGCTCGCACGTGAGACGTGGGGGCTGATCTGACATGGCGCCCGCCCAACTTCAGCTGTCCGAGCCGGTCATCGACGCCGCCCTCACGAAACTCCGGGCGGGCATGGCGTCCAGGCTGCAGGCGATCAACACACAGTTCGCGGACAACATGCCGCTATGGATCCCGAGCGATTCCGACTTCTACTTCGCCGGTGTCGCCGACAGCGCCCCGATACCGCTCGTCGTCGTCACCGACGGAGGCACCGGAGACCAGGGAAGATTCGCCGAGGAAGGGCCGCACTCGCTCGCGATCCAGCTCCAGCTCGTGATCCTCGTGTGCGACCAGGATGCCGACCGGCAACGGCTCGCCCGGAAACTCCTGCGGCTAGAGCGCGCCGTCACCGAAGTCCTCTACGACGACGAACCGAAAGAACAGCTCGTCGTCACCGTCGACGGCGTCACGAACTACCCGTATATCCGTCCGGCCCGTCTCGTACCTGGGCCGGTGTTCAACCCGGAGGACGACTCAAGCATGTTCCGGCAATGGAGGATCGTCGTCTTCGACGTCCTGAAGTACGAGAACTAAAGGAGCTGATGACACATGGCGATCTCGACCGCCGACCCGAACGCCTTTCTGGCGGTCGGGATGCAGTCCGCCCTAGGGACGCCGCAGACAACAGCAGGGAAGCTGCGGTTCGCGAAGTACCTCTCGGGCACGAACTTCAACGACGCCCCCGAGGTCGTCTTCCTCCGCGAGGGCGGAGACGGCCTCGACTGGGGGTTCGGCTACAAGAAGAGCCAGAAGACGGAGGGGCAGATCGTCATCAACCTCCGTCCGGAGATCACCGGACAATTGTTCCAGGGGATGCCCGCCGGTGCGACATGGGGCGGAGCCTCCCTGATGGCACAGCATATTTTCATGACCGGCCACGCGTCGTTCCCTTGGATGACGCTGTTCTGCCAGTTCCCCGGCTCGACGATGATCCACATGATCTCCGACGTCCTGTTCACCGGGTTCACCGTGGAGGCCATGTCGGGGGAGCCGCTGAAGCTGACGCTGCCGTTCATCGGCATCAACCACGGCGCCTCAGCGGCGGCGATCGTGCCGACGTACATCAACGAGAACCCGTTCATCTACCACTTCAACCCGTCCTACCAGATCGACGGCGCGGCCGACTCGGCGATCAACAGCTGGAAGATCGACGCCGGTCTCGGGATCGAAGAGCTGCAGGCGCAGTCGTTCAAGCTCGACGACATCGCCGTCCAGAACCGCGACTTCAACTTCGAGGTCACCCGTAGGTACACGAACTCGTCGCAGTGGTCGAAGATCCTGTTCGGAGGCGGCATCGTCGCCACGAACACGGTGCCGACCGGGGCGTTTCGTGCCTACAACAACTACGGTGCCACCCCCGCGTTCGCGAGTATCGACTTCAACCTGCCGCTGATCGGGTACGCGGACGACAACCTGACCGAGCTGGACCCGGACGGCAAGACCGTCTACGAGACAGTCACCGGGAAGGCGCTGAAGTCAGCGACGCACGCGATGATCGTCACGCTGAACAACACGCACGCCTCCGCCTACGCCTCCTAGCCTGCCGGAGAACCTAGCGATGACGGCCCCGTCTGCCCTCGCCTCAACAGGGCGGGCGGGCGGGGCCGTTTAGCGTCCGCCGAATACGTCCTCGTGGAATTGCTCCCACCTGTCACGCGGCCCATGCTCTGTCTCGGGTTCAAGTGGCGGGAGCAGGAAGATCATCAGGACGCCGATCCAGCCGAGCAGCAAACCCCACGCCCACCCGTTCCGGTTCCTGACGTCGCCTTGTGCGACGCACACCCAGACGGGGAGAATCCATAGGACGGTGACGGCGACGAGTACCTCGATGACTGTCATGTCGCCTCCCTTCTGACTTCACTATACCTCCCTTTTAGGAGCCCGCCCATGCCCGCCCGCATCGTGAACATGGACGACCTCGTCCCCGACGAGCTTGTCTTCAACTACCACGGCAAGGACTACCGACTGCCCGGCGACATCGACACAGAGACGGTGTTCACGCTTGAGCAGTTGCTTATCGAGATGGCCGAGGCGGAGGGGGATGTCCTCACCGCGATGGCGGCCAACGTCGAGTCGACTTCGGCTGCCGCTACGAAGAAGGCGCAGGCCGACCAGAAGAAGGCGAAGGAGCATCAACGCCGGGTGACCCGGAAGACGGAGGCGGAGATCCTCGGCCTGTTCCAGGTCAACCACCCGGAGCTTGAGAAGCTGCCGTTCGGCGTGGTCGGCTTCACGGTCGTGCTCACCTATGTGCTGGCCGAACTCGGGTTCGCTCAGGCGCCCGCACCGGACCCTACGCCGCCGAGGCCGAACAGGGAGACGAGGAGAGCGAAGTCTCGGCCATTGAATACATCGCGGTCCTCGTAGACGAGTTCAGGTTCCAGCCGGACTACTGGCGACGCGGCGGCGGCAAACCACGCGGCGGCATGCCTTGGCGTGAGTTCCGCGCCTGGATGACGCTCGCGGCGAAACGCAGGCTGGGACGGACGGTCGCGCAGCGGAACGAAGAGCTGCGGCAAGAGTGGGTGCAGCGCAAGCCGGAGGGGAGGCGTTAGATGGCCGAGTCGACCGTCAGGGTGATGTTCCTCGGCGACGCCGCCGGACTATCCGCCGCGACGAAGAAGGGCGAGGCCAGCTTCGGCGCGCTCGGTCGGGCCGCGAAACTCGCTGGGACGGTGATGGCGGCCGGGCTCGGTATCGCGGTCGTTGAGTCGGTCAAGCTCGCCGTCCAGTTCCAGAAGTCGATGACGATGATCCAGACCCAGGCGGGGGCGTCCGCGGCCGAGGTGAAGAAGCTGTCCGGGGAGGTGTTGAAGCTGGCGCCGAAGGTCGGCACCGGCCCCGACGCGCTAGCGCAAGGGCTGTTCCATCTGGAGTCGCAGGGTCTCCGGTCCGCGAAGGCGATGGACGCGTTGAAGATCGCCGCCGAAGGGGCGAAGGTCGGCAACGCGAACCTCGAAGACGTCACCAACGCGTTGGGTGCTGTGATGGTGTCCGGGATCAAGGGCGCCGGTGACCTAAACAACGTGATGGGCGAGCTGAACGCCACGGTCGGCGCCGGTGACATGCGGATGCAAGACCTCGCCGACGCGCTCGGGACAGGTCTTGCCGCAAAGGCCAAGGTCGCCGGGGTCTCGATCAGGGACATCTCTTCCGCCCTCGCCGTGTTCGGTGACAACAACATCCGGGGCGCCCAGGCCGGGACGCTGCTCGGTTCGACGATCAGGATCATGGCCGCCCCGTCCGGTGCTGCCGCGAAAGCGCTGAAGAGCGTCGGGATCTCCGCCACCGAACTCGCGGACGACATCAGGAACAGGGGGCTGGTCGCCGCGATTCAGGACCTGAAAAGTCACCTTGAGTCCGCTGGGCTAACAGCGTCGGAGCAGGCCCGCGTGTTGACGCAGGCGTTCGGCGGCCGCCAGTCGACCGGCGTCCAGATCCTCGTCGGGCAGTTGGAGCGGCTGAAGACGAAGGAGCAGGAGGTCGCGGACGGCGGTAACAAGTTCGGGGCGGCGTGGAAGGCAACCACGGACACGCTGAAGTTCCAGCTGGACAAGACGAAGGCGTCGCTTGAGGCGGCCGCGATCCCGATCGGGAACCTGCTGCTCCCGGCTTTGGGGGCGGCAGCCGGGAAGGTTGCCGATTTCGCGGGGGCGGTGCAGGCGCACATGCCGGAGATCAAGGCGGCATTCGGGGACATCTCGTCGGCGATCGGGGATGTGGGGTCCAAACTTGCTGGTCTCGCCACGTCGCCGACGGGGATGTCGGCGATCGGTGCGATTGCGGCGGGCGGACTGACCGCCAAAGGCATCGTCGGGGTCAGTGGCGCGATCGCGGGACTCGGCAGCATGTTGGGCAGGCTCGGCCCGTGGGGACTCGCCGCCTCGGCCGCTATCGGGTTGATCACGTTTGCGTTCATCCGCAGCCGCTTCCAGGTCAACGAGTTCGACGACGCCGTCAAGAAGATCCAGAGCACACTCTCAGGCACTCAAAGTGCTGTAGCGCAACATACGGCCGCGGTGAACCAGCTCTCCCAGGCGCATTTGAACGTGAAGACGTCGGGGGAGCAGCTGCGGGCGGCGGAGCAGGCGCTGGGGGCCTTGTGGCGCGCCGGGAAGGTGGGAACGGATGAGTACACCAAGGCGCAGGATGTTCTGACGCAGGCCAAGATCAACTCGCGGGTGGCGTCCGCAGAACTCAAGGCGGCAGAGCAGAACGAGGGGAATACGCGGAAAGCGCAGACTAAGGCGATCAGCGATCAGAAGGATGCGTTTGCGGCGCTCGACAAGAAGTCCGCCGACCTGTCTGGGAGATACGACCGGCTGATAGCCCAGAACAAAACCTTGGCGCAGGGCGGCTCGGTCGTGTCGCAGCAGCAACGCACCTACAACAAGGAGCTGATGGCGGGGTTGGTAGACAACTACGCGTCGTCGATCTCCAAGCTGCGCGGCGCGCTGGGGCTGTCCGGGGTGAGCGCCAGAGACGTCAGCAAAGCCGTGCACGAGATCGCCAACCAGATCCACGGGATCCCTCCGCTGAAAGAAGTGCTGGTGAGGTTGAGGGTGCAGCAACTGTTCGTGACCATATGGGACACGATCCGGCGTACAACCACGCAAGTAACAAAGCCTCTTGCGGGTAGGGCGGGCGGCGGGTTCGTGCCCGGGTCGTCGCCGGGGGCGCCGACGTTGATCCTGGCGCACGCGGGCGAGGTTGTGTTGAACCAGCAGCAGCAGGAAGCGCTCGGAGGTCAGCAGGCGATCGCGTCGATGTTCGGGTTCACCGGCCAGGAGGGGCCGGGGTTCGCGTCCGGCGGCATCGTCCGCAGCCGGAAAAGCCCGCACCACTCCCCGAAATACACGAAGCCGCTGCGGCGCGCGACGGCGGCGGTGAACCGCGTGAACGCGGCGTTGTCGGCGATCGCCGACGTGATCCAGCGCACCGACCGCTCCTACGGGCAGCAGGTCCGTGAGGACGACATCACGCAGGAGCAGTTCCTTGTTGATGTGCCGGACGGGAAGGGCGGCACCGTCACCGTCCTCGACAAGGACGCCGTCGCGCAAAGGTTGAAGGAGATCGCCGGGCTTGTCGGGATGCGAGGCGACATGCTCGCCCTGTTGGACGAGAAGAAGGCCGATTTGGACGAGGCCGTGAAGGACATGACGATCGCGATCGCTGCGGTGAAGAAGGCGATCGAGGAGGAGCAGAAGGCGATTGCGGCGGACACGAAAGAGATCAAGGAGCTGAACGACGACATCAAGAAGCGGCAGGCACGGGTTGACGATGACCGGAAGGAGATCCGGGAGCAGAACAAGGCGATCGCCGACCTCCGCGACAAGGAGAGCGGGGCGCGGAAGCGGCTGGCTGCGGAGCGGGCGAAGAAGAAGCCGGACAAGGCCGTGGAGGCGAGGATCGTCGCGGAGATCGCCGGGTACGAGAACCAGATCGACAGCCGCGACGACCGCAAGAAGGTGCTGTCCGACGATGTCGCGACCCAGATCATCGGTGAGCGGAAGGACCGGAACAGGATCAGTGCGGTCACCGCCGACCGTGAGAAACACACCCGGATTCTGGGTCAGCTCAGGACGGAGTTGAAGGACTGGCAGTCCGGGCTGGCGGACGACCAGAAGGCTAGGTTGGACTGGCCGCTCGACCGGCGCGACGTCGAGCTTGACGTGGAGACGTTGAACTACGAGGCCAGCCAGATCCGGGCGATCAAGGCGCCGGAGCCGCAGCCGGACCAGACAGGTGGGGAAACGGGCGGCGGCGGGGGCGGGGACACGGGTGGCGCTGGGGGCGGTGATACGGGGCATACGCCGCAGCAGCAGTGGCAGCAACAGAACCAGGGGATCATCATCGAACAGCTAAAGGCGTACATCGCGCAGCTGCAGCAGGCTTTGGCGATCGGGGCTGCGCAGCAGGGTGTGATCGCGGCGTTCCAGCGCGGGACGCTGAACGTTCCGGTGACCGGCAACTACCAGCTACACGCCGGTGAGCAGGTCACCCCCGCCGGGATAGTCCGCCACCCGATGCCTCCATACCGGATCGGCGGAGACGGCAGTCCGGGGGGCGAGTGGGTATACGGCGGCGGCTCGGGCGGGGGGCGCCAGGGGCCGATGCACATCACGCTCGTCGTCGAAGGGAACGAAGGCACCCTCAAGGACTTTGTTTCGCTCCGCGCCGCCGAGGTGTACGACGAACGCGGACGGCGTGTCGACTACTACCTCCGCGAAGGACGACGGTAGATGGATTCTTATATCGTGACCAGCCCGGCGGGTAGCCAGATCGACATCGGGTCGTATCTGATCAAAGACACCGGTTTGGACTTCGGGCTGAAAGACGTCGTCCACCACGTCTACGTGAAGAACCCGCACGCCGAGGCTGTGGTTCAGGCGTTCGACGAGACGAACCCGCGGCAGATGACGTTTCGTGTCCGGTTGGCGTCGAGCGGAAACTTCACCCAGGGGCTGACGGGGGCGGAGGCGTTCCTCCGCGGCGCCGCCCGCGCCGGAGGTTACATCGACCTGAAACCGGACGGGGTCGCCACGGGTGACATGGTCCGCTTCGATATCGTCGGCGGCCGGTACGAGCCCGAGTACGGCCTCGACCTTCAGAAGATCGCGCGTCGCGAGGGGATGCTGTACCTCGATGTTGAGCCGTTCGGGTACTCGCCGTCCGTGATCACGATCGCCTCGGTGGCTAGTACCTATCTGGGGGCGGTCGCTGTCCCTGGCGCCAGTGTGATCGGCGACGCGCTCGCCCAGGCCGAGGTCGTCCTCCAGGCCACTGTCGCGTCGAGCTACCCGATCGGGTGGGTGTCGGATGTTGTCGCGTGGTCGCTCGCGGGCAGGGCGTCGTTCGTGGCGTTCTGGCCTGCCGCGTCGATAGCGTCTGCTGTAGTCGGCGGTGTCGCTGCGGCCGACACCTTCGCGCCGGGCGGGAACGTGCTTCAGCTGCCGGTCAACCGCACCGCGGGGGCGTGGTCGAAGGTCGCCGTCGCGACGATCCCTGTCGCGCGGGAGCCCGCGTACCGCGGACGGTTCCGGGCGTTCGCGTTCGCGAAGTGGGCCGCGGCGCAGACGCAGCCCGCCTACCTGTCGATCGACGCTGCTGTGGGTGCGAGCGCGCCGTTCGCGTCATGGGCGAACATCGCTACCGTCTTCACCAGCGCGGCGTTCGCGGGCTCGCCTGCCCACCAGGTGCTCGACCTCGGCGAGATGTACCTTCCGCCGGGGGCGTCCGGAATGCCCCAGGACGTTCAGCTCCGCGTGTGGGGAGCACCTGGCGCGTCCGGGTTTGCTGCCACGCCGCTCCTCAACCTCGCTGGACTGTACCTGCTGCCGGTCGACGGGCCCGCCGGTGTGTTGGTTAAGGGTGTTGCGCAGCCGGGGTTCCCTCCGACCAGGGCGGCGTTCCTGTCTACCGACACGCGGCGGACGATCATCGGACAGGCCACCCAGGACATGGGGTCCTACTATCCGCTCGCGATCGGCGACCCGAACTACCGCGGTGTCGCGCCGTACATCGGGGCGTCGACTGTCCAGCTAGACTCGTTCGTCGCTCAGCGTCCTACCACGGCGCTGGTCGGGTCTGCCGGTAACCCGTACGCGCTCGGAGGCGTGAACTTCCAGGCCGCCCGGGTCGCCTACCAGCCAAGGTTCTATTTCCTGAAGGCGGTCTAGCGTGGCGCTCGACGCCGGAGGCCCGCAAGGGTTCCAGCTCGAAGACATCCGGGTCGTCCTCGACCGGCCAGGCATGCCCGACATCGAGATCACCCCGAACTTCGACACGATGACGTTCGCCACGCTAGCCGTCGGCGGGTTCGGGTCGTGTTCGTTCAGCATCCCCGGGGCGCCGTCGAAGTGGCGGCAGCAGATCCCCCACCTTTCGCTGCTCCGCGCCAGCTACGGCGGCCGAGTGTTGTACGAAGGCCAGGTCGAAGACATCGCCTTGTCGATGTCCGGAGACCAGATGTCGACACGGATCGCCGCGTTCGGGCTGCAGCGGCTACTCGCCGAGGTGGGAGTCAGGCGCGTGTGGCTGCTCCGGTCGATCGACTGGCAGACCGGCCGTTTGATCACCGGCAGCTCCGGCGGCGTCATCTTTGTGTACGACCCGGCGAACTGGGGCGGTGTCGCGACCGGCCAGTTCGACCCGACGTTGCTGTCCAGGATCGGCGTCGAGCTGAAGGGCACGACCGACAGCGGCCCGTCTCCGCTCGGGTCCTGCCAGGGCGTCTACTGGTACACCGGCGGCGCCACCCTGAACAACATGTTCTTCACGGCGAACAACCAATCGGGGAAAGACCCGTGCGCTATGGCTGTCCAGGCATCGTCGAACGGCACCGCCTGGACCGACGTCGCGACCCACACTGGGGCGACGTTCTTCGGTCCGTTGGCGTTCAACGCAGCGCTACCGGCCGGGACGAACTGGGTCCGGATCGTGGCGTACATGCCGGTGTCTCACACCGGCGGATTGCACGCCTATCTGCAGGTCGAGAACATCGGGGTGACGGGGATCGCGAACGCCCTCGACGCCGCGGGCGGCTACTACGGCGGCACCATCCTCAACGACCTCCTTGCGCTCGTCCCCGGGTTGACGGTCGGGACGATCGAGTCCGGTAGCGACTTCACCATCGAAGAGATCCAGCGCGCCGTCCGCTCCAGCATCCTCGACGTTGTCTCGGAGGTCGCGGGGTACTACACCCGCGAGTGGGGGGTGTGGGAGGACGGCCGGTTCGACTGGATCACCCGGAACCTCGACCAGCCGCAGTGGGTCGCCCCGCTCTCTGGCTTCACGGCGCTCGATCTGACGGCCACCGTCGACGGGATGGGAAAGTCGTTGTACGTGATCTATCAGGACGCGGCGTCGAAGGCGACGTCGGAGCAGTCAGCGGTCGGGACGAGCCAGCGTAACCCGTACGTGAAGACCGGACGGATCAAGGACGCGTTGATCCAGCCGGGGTTCGCAATGACCGCCGCGTCCGCGTCGCAGCTCGCCGCGAAGCTCGTCGGCGACGTCGCGTCTTATCCGTTGATCCGCGGGACGTTCACCCTCCCCGCCCGCGCTCCTGTCGCTCATACCGCGCACGGACCGCAGCCTGCGTGGACGATCCGGGCAGGAGACAACATCCTGATCCCCGACCTCCCCACAAGCGAGCTGGCGTCGTCTGGGAAGAGGGACGGCGAGACGCTGTTCCATATCGTCACGACCGACACCGACCTGGGCGCCAACACGATCCAGCTCACGGTCGAAGGCCAGCTGAACCGCAGCGACATCCTGGTGGCACGGCTCGCCGCGGTCACCCGGGTCATCGGCGGCTAACCCCTTTTTAGAAGGAGGGTCGCATGGCGCAACCAAGCGTCAAGTTCGACCGTGTCGTAAAGGCCGGGATGACCGGCGACGACGTGATCGCGATCAAGATCATCACGTCCCGGGCCGGGTGCTGGCCGTGGCAGGAGTTCGACAACGTCGCCCACCCCGACTTCATGAACGGCAAGGGGAAGTGGCCGGGGTTGAAAGGGCTGCAGCGCCTGCTCGGCGTGAAGGTCGACGGTGTCTACGGGCAGAACACCCACGCGACGTCGCTGCCGTTCCGGGTGCCGAAGGGGAAGACGCATGGAGGGGAGTACGTGTGGGACGGCCACGCCCAGGCGTTGTATGAGGGCGCCTATCCCGACCTCCACGCCCGCACGGTCGTCGCCGACGTCTTCACGTGGTGGCAGTGGATGGTCGACCGGGAGCCGCAGATCGGCTACCGGATGTGGCGGCCCATGCAGGAGCTTCGGCTCCACCACGAGCCGCCGCATCTGCCGTTCGACGAGGACTGCTCATCGACGTTCATCTACTGCGCGTTCCTCGGGGGCGCCAAGAGCCCGGATCTCGCCTATGGGTTCAGCGGGTTCGGGAACACCGACAGCCTGGTCCGGTGCGGGATCCCGATCCTGCAGTCGCAGATCGGGGAGTACTGCCAAACCCACTACGTCGGTGTCTACTACGGGACGAGCGTGTGGTCGACGCATCATGTCGCCGCCGCCAAGTCGCCGACGAAGTTCGGCAGCATGGGACGGCAGGGCGCGCCGGAGTGGTACCACTCGATCGGCGACGGACCCGGGAACGTTGCCGCCATCAGGGCGCACGAGGTTCTGTGACCCGCTACAGGGAGGGAGGGCAGGGTTGTGACGACTGCCGTCAGCCACAGCCGTGGCCGCTGATGACGTACCGCTCCGCGAACTGCTCGAACAACGCCTCGCGGACGAGCGACGCTACTACGACAAACGCTTCGACGAGATCGCCGACGCGCTCGCCAAGGCCAGCGAAGCGAACGAACGCCGCCTCGAAGGACTCAACGAGTGGCGGCAACAGTCGAAAGACCGGGAGGCGAACTGGACAGGCATCGAAGATTTCCGCACGTTCCGGGAAACCTGGCGGATCGCCCACGAAGACCTCGCCGGACGGTTCAGCGAACTCGCCGCTAACGCCGTCGCCATCGACCGCTTCGACGCGCTGGAACGGGCAGTCAGTGTGTCCGCGGGCAGGCGCACCGCGATCGCAGGCGGCGCCGGTGTATTGGTCGCCGTCGTCGCGCTCCTGTTCACGCAGTTGTCGCGCAGCATCCCCACCCACGCGCAGATACAAGGGCAGATCGTGACCGAAGCCCCCTGGCTACAGGACAAACCCGCCATCGAGGCACGGATCACCCGACTGGAAGTGAGCGAGGCGAAACAGGACGACAGCCTCGCGGGCATCGTCGCGCTCGACAAGTTCTTCTGCCACACCCGCGCCCCGAAACTACCGGGATGCTGACCGTGATCATCGCCATCGTCGTCTGCCTGATCGTCGCAGGCGTCCTGATCGGCAAAGCACTCTAGAAAAGGAGGCGCCGGTGCTAGCGACTACCGAGCACGACCTGATCGTGGTCGTCCTGATCCTCGCGGTCATCGCGCTCGTCATCTTCATCGTCAAACACTAGGAGGCCATCGTGCCCAACATGCCGGTAACCCCGGTCACTCCGAAAGCCGCACCAGGGCAGTTCGCATCCCCAGACATCACCGCCGCCCAGGTCCTGTCCGTCATCTCCGCCGTCGCCGCGCAGGTCGTCGCGTGGGGGATCATGACGCAGGGCACGTCGGCGCAGCTCGTGTCGATCGCCGGGATCGTGCTCCCCGCCGTCTGGGCGGTCGTTGACTCCGTCATCCGCCACGGACGCGCCACCGGGAGCGCCACAAAGTGACCGACGAGGAGAGCCATCACCGACCCGACGTAGGGCCTCAGCTCGCGTGGATCGACCAGCGGCTACAGGTGATCGAGCGGCACCTGGAGTCGATCATGCGGAAGCTCCGCTCTGTCCAACACGACGAAAGGATCATCATGGCCGACCAGGACGCACTCGACGCAGCTATCGCGTCGCTCCAGACCGCTGTTGACGCCATCGTGGCGAAGCTCGGCGAGGTCCCGAACGCGCCGGACTTCTCCGCCGAGGTCGCTTCGTTGACGGCGGCGACGGACGAGATCAACGCCGCCCTCGCCCCGCCCGCCTGACGAAGATGCCGAAGCTCGGCAAACGTCCGTACGTCCCGGACATTCGGGACATCACGTTCGCCGCGATCAAGCCGGAGGCTCCGCTCCCCATGCCGGAGCCTCCGGCGCGTTTCGGTCACGGCGGCGCGTTCAAAGACTGGCGCATGCTCGGCAACGACAAGTACGGCGACTGCGTCTTCGCCGGGGGCGCCCACGAAACGATGCTGACGGCGAAGCTGGGCGGGCATGTAGCGGCGTTCAACGACACTGGTGTCCTGTCCGACTATTCGGCGGTCACCGGGTTTCAGCCGAACGACCCGTACTCAGATCAGGGCGCCGACGTCCGCGAGACGCTCGGCTACCGCCGTCACACCGGCCTCGTCGACTCCTCGGGGCACCGACACAAGATCGGCGCATACGTCTCCCTCAATGCGGGCGACTGGACGGAGCTATGGCAGGCAGTCTTCATCTTCACCGCCGTCGGCATGGGCTTTCAGTTCCCCGACACCGCGATGGACCAGTTCGACGCCGGGGAGCCGTGGGACATCGTCCCGAACGCCCAGATCGACGGAGGTCACTACGTCCCCGTCGTCGGCCGTTCAAGCGTCGGTGTCGGGGCGTGCGTGACGTGGGCGAAACGCCAGCCGTTCACCCGCAAGTTCTACGAGACATATGCGGACGAGGCGTGGGCGATCATCTACCCCGAAGAGCTAAAGGTGGGGCACACGGAGCACGGGTTCAGCCTCGCCACCCTCAGAACCTATCTGGGGCAACTGTGACCCCCGGCTGGGTCATCCTCATCGTTGTCCCGACCCTGCTCGTCGGGCTCCCCGCGCTGATCGTGTTCGGGATCCCGGCACTCATCCGCCGGTGAGTGGCGTGTCGCCGCGGCGTCAGCAGATCGCCGCCGCCTCCTGCGGCGCCAGCGCGGGCGTTCTGTTCGTGTGGTTCCTCGACCTGGCCGGTGTCGCGTTGACCCCGGCCGCTGGCGCCGTCCTCGCGTCGATGTTCACGACCGTCGTGATATCGCTCGGCCGCGACGGTGTGCGCGGGTTGGCCCGCAAGTTCTGGCGTGGAGTGAACGGAAACGGAGGTGGCACATGACCCGCCCCCCGTGGTGGCTTGACGCGTGCAGGCTCCGCGTCGGCCTGCTGAAACGCCCGCAACCCCAGGTTCCGCACCTCACCCGGCCGAACCACGACGCCGAGCTGGACGAACTCGACAGGTTCGCAGCCTGGCTGGTCTGGTTTGAAGGATCGAAGAAAGGGTTGCGGCCGAAGGTGTGGAAACGCGTCCCCGCCTACGCCTGGAAGATTTGGGGCGAATACGCGGTCGCGCACCCGAAGCCGCCGATCCCGACGCCGAAGCCGCCTCCGCTGGACGGGCCGCCGTCACGGTGGAAGAACACGCCGTGGACGATCAAGCACGTCCACATCAGCCACGGACTCCGCACCGTCGACCCCGTCTGGACGATCGACCAGCTGATCGGCCGCGCCCGGCAGGCGGGGTGCGGCGCGATCGTCGCGCAGATCGGCGGCGACTGCCCCGACCCCGACTGGGCGGAACACTGCCGCGCTCTGTACGCGGCGGGGAAGCAGGCGGGGCTCCGCATCGGCGCGTGGGGACGCATGGACTACATCGGGTGGGAGCAAGTCAAGCAGGCGATCCGCTCCGTGCTGCCTTTGGACGGTGTGCTCGCCGACGTCGAGGCCCGCTGCTCAGACCAGCAGCTACCCGAGCACCTCGTCGCCGAGTTCCCGGGGCTGCCGCTGGGCGTGATCGCCACCGGGGCGATCGACCAGGCGTTCGACAACCACTCGCCGCAGCAGGTGGCTGCCCGGTTCGGCGATTACTTCGACTACGTCGGTCAGGACTACCACAAGACCGAACTGCCGTTGACGCCGGACGACGGCGAGAACTTCGTCTACTGGCGCTCAACCGCCAAAGTGGCGCACGGGTTCCGCCACCTGCCTGACGCGGCTAACCACTGGCACGTGCCCGTCGTGATGCCGAACGCGGAGACGTGCCCGCCGCTCGAGGCCCACCGCGAGTGGCTCAAGGGTTACACGCCGCACTACGGAGTGTGGGACGGTGAACTCGTCGAGGCGAACGGCGAGTGGGACGTGTTCGCCAGCATCTAGCCGTCCGCGGCACCTTGTACGTTTAGTGCGCGCGTCCTAGCGCCCGTCTCTCCACATGGAGGGGCGGGCGTTTTTGTCGTTCTACGGGTCGAGTAGTCCCGCGAGCCTGAGGAGAGCTAGCGTCGCGTCGTAGTTCGGCCGCGAGGATCCTTCGCGCCACCGTCTGACCCTGCCCGGCGAACTGTAGGCGCCGAGGTCGAGTGCGCGGGACAGCTTCGAGGATGCGTGGGAGTCGTCTGGCTCTATCTGTGCGCCCTCCATCGCTAGGCGGATCAACTCCATGGGCTCCACCATGGAAGCCAAACACGGCCTAGTTGTAATGTCTGCGCGGGCGTACTTGACAGTGCTTGTTTGGACGTGCATACTTGCGCCCTAGTATGACATTGTCGGACGAAAAGGCAAGAGAAGTGATGCTTTCGGTGCGCGCTGAGCGCGAGTTACGCGATGCGCTTAGTCGCATCGCCACACGAAACGACCGCACGTTGAGCGCCGAAATCCGCCGTGCTCTCAAGAAGTACGTGACAGCTGAGGCGAAGGCGGCGTGACCGACCGTGAGCTTCGTCTTCGGGAGCGGATCGACCGGCTCAGCGACGACCTGGAAAAGATCGAGGCGGAGGCCGCGCGTCTGCGTCGCCGTCTCAAGCGGGCGAGCGAGCGTTCGGTCAGGTACCGCAAGCAGGCTCAGAGCTGGCGCCACCGTGCCATGTCAGGAAAAGCAACGAGACGCGCAACAACCGCCAAGGCAGCGCGCGTCTCGTCGACGTGAGGAGGATACACGTGAACATCTACGACGGGGCGTTCCTCGACGAGCACCGAGGCTTCGTGCAGCAGGTCGCCGAAGTCGCCGCGACCGCTGTAAAGGCCAGGCTCGCTGATGAGGTCGACCGACGCGACCTGGACGACATGTACGTCGAGGTCTCGGTCTGGTACTCGGGCCGCACCGGCGGCAACGTGAAGCTGATGACCGGCGACGCCGACCTTCAGAAGGCCGACCTGCGCGAGACCGAGCCGATCGCGTCGCGGCGTGCATCGTTCGAGGTCGTCAGGTGAGCGTCGCCGTCCGCACCCCCACGCAGGAGCTGGTCGCGCAGGTTCGGAGCGACGGCTTCGTTGAGCAGGTCAAGCTCGCGCTGCCCGAGGGCATCCCGGAGCGCAGGTTCACCCGGGCGGCCATCACGGCGCTTATGACCAATACTGACCTGCAGGGCTGCACGAACGACTCGATCCTCTACGCGCTGATCCAGTGCGCGCAGACCGGGCTCATGCCGGACGGGAAGCAGGCCGCCCTCGTCAAGTTCAAGGACACCGCGGTATTCATGCCGATGGTCAACGGGTTCCGCTCGATCGCTGCCGACCACGGCTGGGCGCTCGAAGCCACCGTCATCTACGAGAACGATGACTTCGATTACGAACTCGGCCTCACCCCGATCATTCGGCATCGACCGGCGAGGCTCGGGACGGACCGCGGCCAGATGATCGGCGCCTATGCCGTCGCTACGCATAAGGACGGGCGGAAGCTGGTCGAGGTCATGGACGCCGCCGCGATCGCCAAGGTGCGCGCCGTGTCCCGCGCAAAGGATTCCGGGCCGTGGCGGGACTGGACGGAACGCATGTGGGAGAAGACACCCGCCCGCCGTCTGTTCGGGAAGCTACCGCTCGGAGAACGGGATCAGGACGTCCGTGTCTCCCGTGTGATCCAGGCCGACGGCGACTTCGACAAGTCCACACGGCTCCTATACGGGCCGCAAGCTAGGCCCTCGTTGAGGGCCGAACGGGCAGGGGGCGACGCAACGAGCGGCGGCGATCTCGACGGCGCCGCGTCCTCCTCGTCGCTCCCTGCTCCTGACCTTGATCTGAGCGACGAGCCGATCGACGACGATCCGGGGTCGGAGGAGCAGGAGACGCTGCTCGCGATCGACGACGCCACCCGGGCGATGGCGATGTTCGCCGCCGACATGGAAGTCAACTTCGGCCGCAAGTACCGCGGCAAAACAATCGCCGCCGTCGCCGCCGTCGAGCCCTCCTACCTCGTCTGGTACGCCGACAAGGGCGGCACCGACACGATGAGCCTCCACGTCCAGGCCTACGTCAAGACCTACCTCGGCGGCTCCTCGTGACCTACCTCTACCTCGTCGGCATCATCGTCTGCTCGCTCCGTCTCTGCTACCTCGCCGCCACCTGGGACGAGCGATGAGCGAGCACGACAACGGGCAGGTCGAGCAGAAGTCGAGCGTGAAGCTGTCGTTGAACGCGAAGGGAGACTGCCAGGTCGAGGTCAAGTGCTACCAGGGCACAACGAACGACGAGATGGAGGCGACCAGGCAGCTCGCGATCTCCACGTTTAACGAGACGCTCAAGGCGGTCGGACGATGAAAGGCGAAGATCCCCGCGAGCGCTTCATGGAGAAGGTCGCGGTCGACGGGGTCTCCGGGTGCTGGCTCTGGCAGGGCTTCGTCGCCAACAACTCGCACGGCTATGCGACCTTCTGGCTAAACGGCAAGAATCGCTTGGCGCATCGCGTCGCCTATGAGTTCTTCGTCGGGCCGATCCCCGAAGGACTCACGATTGACCACGTAAAGGTGCGCGGATGCACGTCCAAGTCGTGCGTCAACCCCGCTCACCTAGAGGCGGTCACGACCTGGGAAAACACTCTCCGAGGTAACGCGTTGCCCGCGCTCAACTTCCGCAAAACGCACTGCGACAACGGCCACCCGTACGACGAGGAGAACACCTACATCACGAAGCAGGGGTGGCGAGCGTGTCGCGAGTGCCACCGCATCTGGAAGCAATCTCCGAAATACAGGGCTCGCAAAGCTCAGAGCGACGCACGCCGTTATGCGCTTCGTAAAGCAGAAGCGAGGCAGGCGGCATGACGAGAATCTTGGCGAGCGGAGATTGGCATGCGCGAGAGAACGGCCTGTATCCGGGCTGGCTCGCCGAGCAGGAGGCCGTGTTCAACCAGGTCATCGACCACGCCAACCGGGAAGATGTCGACGCGGTCCTGTTGTGCGGCGATCTTTTCGACCGACGTAACCCGTCCACGGCGGAGATCCGGGCGGTGCAGCGTGCCCTCGAGCGGCTGGACTCGCACATTGATCTGGTCGCGATCCCCGGCAACGGCATCCATGACGGCAACTACGACGGCGACATCGCCCTCGACATTTTCAACGGCGGCGCGATGCGAGTGTTCCGACGGCCCGGCATGTGCCAGGTCGGCGACGTCACCGTGTGCGCCCTGCCGTGGACGCCCGACTCGCACCTTGTCGCCGCGATGGGCGGCGGTGAACGGTCGGAGATTCATCTGGCAGCGGCTGAGCATCTGATCGACATCGCCCGCGGCCTCCGCGGCCAGGCCGAGGGTGCGGCGGTGCTGATGACCCACTTCGCCATCTCGGGCGCGGGGTTGCCGACCGGACTCGCAACAGACGACCTACGCGAGCCCGTCCTCCCGTTGGTCGAGCTGATTGATCTTGGCTTCGTCGCGGTGATCGCCTCCCACATCCACAAGGGGCAGATCCTTGAGACCGACCCGCTTGTTGCGTACACGGGGGCGCCGATGCCGATGAACCACGGAGACCGCGAACCAGCGTACGGCTGCCTCCTCGTCAACGTCGGTGTCGGCAAGACCGAGTGCCAGCTGCTTCCGTGCCAGTCGCGCCCGTTCCTGACCGTCCCTCTTGATGGGCGAGCGCTCGCCGACGGTGACGTGACGTTCCTGCGCTCCTTCGACGGTGCTGTCGTCCGCGCTAAGTACTCGTGCACAAGAGAGCAGGCCGAGCAGATCGACCAGCGCGGCATTCGGCAACAGCTCCTCGACGCCGGTGCGTGGCATGTTCAGATCGAGGCTGACATCGTCCGGGAACAACGCGCTCGGGCCGCTGGTCTCACCGAAGACATCGACGCGGTCGAGGCGATGGGGCGGTTCCTTGAGGCCGAAGGGATAGCACCCGACCGGCGGACTGTCCTGGTCGAGCGCGCTCGCGAGTACATGGAGGCGGCGCGGTGAGACCGCTCGCGTTGCGCTGCGAGAACCTACGTACCTACGAGCGCGTCGATCTGGACATCCCGGAGGGCTTGACGGCGATCGTGGGTCCGAACGGTTCGGGGAAGAGCACGCTCGCGAACGCCATCGACGTCGCGCTTTTTGGCGCCGACGGGCGGTCGCTCGCCCCGTTGTTCAGTGACGGAGCGGCCGGAGACCTCCTGGTCGAACTGGAGTTCTCGCACGCTGGCGGCACGTTCCGTGTCCGGCGCGGCTATTGCCCAGCTGGACGCGGAAGGTCGACCCTCGACTTCGAGGCGTGGATTATCGATGTCTTCGATCCCGGTCTGGCGGCGTGGGCGCCGCTCACGCGGGAGACGCAGGAGCAGACGCAGGAGTCGATCGACGCCGTCCTGCATTTCGACCGGGAGACGTTCCGCGCGTCGTCGTTCCTAGCCCAGGGTGAGGGCGACTCGTTCACGACCGCGCAGCCGCGTGACCGTAAACGGATCCTCGGGCAGATCCTCGGCCTGTCGGTGTACGACCGCCTGCTTGAACTCGTCCGCGTCGACAAAAAGATCGCGGAGACGCGGGTCGCTGAACTCTCGGGCGCGATCGAACGCGCCGAAGCAGAACTCGCCGAGCGCGGCACGGTCTCCGAGCGGCCTGGGGAAGCCGCATCCGTTGAGGCCTCCCTCACCGCCGCGCTCGACGAGGCTGAAGACACACTCGCGGGGCTGAATAAGCGTTACATGGCTGCGAAGAGCGCGGTTGAGCGCCGCCAGTCCGCCGAGGCCGCGCTCACAATGGCCCGTGAGGCGTACGACCGGCAGCGCCAATCGGAGTTCACTGTCGTCTACGAGGCGTGGCGCGCTCGGAGCCGCGCCCGCGACCAGCAGATCGCCGAGTCTGACCGGTTGAAAGTGGAGGCCGCGAAGCTCTCCGCCGGGATTTTGGAGCTGTCAGATAAGGCTGCCTTGCTGAAAGTATCGGCTGACAGGCTCGACCGTCCAGGAGACGAAACCTGCGACCGATGCGGTCAGGAGCTACACGCCGAAGCGCGGCAGCGGGCGCTCGTCAGCATCGAGGCCGAGATCGTCGCGCTGGAAGCGCGCGGCGGCCAGCTCGCGGACGAACTACAAGCCCTTCCCTCGTGGATGGCGCTGCGACGGCAGGCCGAGCGGATCCTTGTCGGCCCGGAGCCGGTGATCGACAGTCATGACTTCGGAGACCGTCTCTCGCTCGCCACCGAAGCCATCACGTCAGCCGAGACCCTTGTCTCCTTTTGTATCAGTCCGGAGCAGCTGACAAAGCTAGTCCGCGCCGGCCATGTTGCGAAGGCCGAGGTTGACTCGCAACGGGCACGGCTCGACGTGGCGCGCGCCGAGAAGGTCCGGCTAGAGGAGAAGACCGCGCGGCTCAAGACGGTCGGCGAGCAGCAGGGCGCCTATCTGCTGGAGCGCGGCAAGCTGCGAGACGACCTGGCGCTGCTAGCGATCCTGGAGAGGGCGTTCGGCCGGAACGGCATCCCTGCGCTGATCCTTGAGTCGACCGCCATCCCGGCGATCGAGACCGAGGCGTCCCGGATCATGCAAGCCCTCGCCGGCGAGCCCGGACACCCGGTCCGCTGCGAACTTTTGACCCAGCGGGAGACGAAGACTGGGTCCCTGTCGGACGTCCTCGACATCGTGCTCTTCACCGGCGACGACACTCCGAGGCCGTACGAGAGCTTCTCCGGGGGCGAGCGCACACGGGCAGACCTCGCCCTGCGCATTGCCCTGGCCCGGCTGTTGGCGAACCGGCGTGGGGCGGACTCGCAGCTCCTAGTCATCGACGAACCTTCAGGACTCGACGAGCAGGGCATGGCCGCCCTCGTCGAAGTGCTACGCGGGCTACAGGACGAGTTCGCGGTGCAGCTGATCGTCTCGCACGTCCCCGCGCTTAGAGACGCGTTCGACCACTCGATCCAGATCGTCAAGGACGAGCAGGGCCGCTCCCGGATCGTGGGCGACCGAGATCCGGTGGGCGTGTGACGACGGCGTTCCATCTGTTCCTGGTCGTCTCCGCCTGTTATGCGGTGTACCGGCTGATTTGCTGGCTGGACGACCGTGAGGTCAGGTTGGACGAGCGGCAGCGGGACGGGCTTCCTAGCCCAGACCGGGATGCGTCTTGCGGAAGCAGCGCGGCCCGTCCCGACCGCTCGTCGAGCCTGAACCCGGTCGTTCTCCGCACCGACCTAGGCACTGAGTTCGAGTGCCGGGATTTCTGGCACGCGATCGAAGTCAGCCGCGCCGTGGGCGAGCTGCACCGTGAACAAGACCGGGCCGCATGACCGCCGCGTCCGTGTCTAGGTACGTCGAGGCGGCCCGTTGAGTCATGCGGTACGTCGGCGACATAGAGACCAGAGGTCTGACCACGGCGAGTGTGTCTACGTCATGTGGAGCGCTCGCCAGGGCCAATTCAAGATCGGAACGGCCGAAAACACGTGGAAGCGTCAGAAGAACCACGCGACATCTAGTCCGGACATTGAACTGGTCGCCGCTGTCCAGCACGCCTCGGCCGGTGCGATCGAGACGAGACTTCTGTCCCATTTCAAGCGCGAGCGGGTCGGCATGAGCGAATGTCTTGAGGACTCCGCGGATGTGCGCGCCTGGGTCGAGCGGTTCCGTTCCCGACCAAACGTCGCCACGAGCCACGAGCAGGTTGCGAACTCCTACACGACCCCTGACTTATGGCCGTGGAGCGAGGACGCCGGGCCGATCAGGATGGACGGACAGATCGGCCTGGACATGACGCTCGGCCCTTACGTTCCCGACCAGGGGAGCGGCAACGGCCAGACGAGCGCGATCAGCGAGGACTGGTACACGCCAGCGGTCTACGTCGAAGCCACGCGAGAACTTCTCGGCACGATCGATCTCGACCCGGCCTCATGCCCGGAAGCCAACCTCACTGTGCGGGCTGAGAACATCTACACGGCCGAGGTTGACGGGCTCCGCCATCGCTGGTTCGGGAACGTCTTCCTGAACCCCCCGTGGGGGCGAGTCGGAAAGCCTAAGCGCGCGTTTGTGACGAAGGCGATCGCCGCCTACGAAGCCGGAGAGATCACGGCGGCCGTCCTGGCGCTCAACTCGAACGCCACCACGTCAGCATGGTTTCAGCCTTTGTTCCGCTACCCGATTTGCTTTCCAAACCACCGCGTCGAGCATCGCGGCCCGGGCGGCAGTGGGGGCGCTCCGAACAGCGGAACCGTGTTTGTCTACCTCGGCCCGGATGTCGAAGGCTTTGCCCAGATTTTCAGCCGCTTCGGCGCCATACTCCATGAGCTACGGGCAGCTACCGCGGTTTCCCGCAAGCTCGCCGCGGATTACGAGGACGAGGCCGCATGACGGCGGCGTTGCCGATTACGCGGCGGGAGCGGAAGATGCTCGACGAGCTACGCGCGATAACGCGCGAGAGCGTGGGCGGCCGTCCGCGGCTCCTCGACCTGTTCTGCGGCGCCGGCGGCGCGGCGATGGGCTACCACCGGGCCGGGTTCTCCGTGGTGGGGGTGGACATCAAGCCCCAGCCGAACTATCCGTTCGAGTTCGTAGAGGCGGACGCCCTCGACGTGCTCTCTCCCGGTACGCACTTCGGCGGCTATGTGCTCTCCGTCCAGTTCGACGCGATCCATGCGTCGCCGCCATGCCAGGAGTACAGCTCGGCCGGGAAGGCGTCCAAGGTAACTAATGGCTCTGTCTACGCCGACCTGTACGGGCCGACGCGTGGCCTGCTCGGGCAAACCGGGGTGCCCTGGGCGATCGAGAACGTCACAGCAGCGCCGTCGCGTTCGGGGATTCTGCTTTGCGGCTCGATGTTCGGGCTGCCGATCGTGCGGCATCGGATCTTCGAGACGTCGCATCTGATCCTGTCTCCGTTCGTTTGCGATCACGTTGAGGACGCCATCACCGTCACGGGTCATTCTCCTCAGCGATGGCTGAAAGGCGCCCGAAAGACGGTGCCTAAATCCGAATACGAGACGGCCATGGGCATCGACTGGATGAAAGTGTCCGAGTTGGTGCAGGCGGTCCCGCCGGCCTACACGGAGTTCATCGGCGACCAGTTGTTGCAGCACGTCCGGCGGGCGGCGGCGTGACTGACGCGAAAGATCGTCGCATCGCCGATCTGGGAGCTGACTGTCATCGTCGTCATCACCGGGAGACCAAGTCGTGACCGCCGGGGCTGACCGCGCCAACCGCATCCGGGAGGCGCTGCTCGATGAGCGTCCCTACGACCGATGGGAAGACGCTGGCTCAGAACTACAGGCTCTGCTTCCTCCAGGCGCAGTGGTGCTGACCGCCGAAGAACTTCGGGAGCTTGAAGACCGCACCAAGCGCGCCCAACATGCTCAGATCGGCTTGGCGAGAGATCTGGAGCGGAAGCGAGCAAAGTACGCAGCCCTGGTTCGTGCGGGTGACGTGCTCGCCACCCGGCTAGACGAAACACCGGTGCCGTCTCTCTTCGGCTTCGAGGATCTCGACAAAGCGAAGGAGCAGCAGCAGGCGGTGCGGGCGTGGCTGGCCTTAGCGCACCCGGACGGGGAAGGCCACGCAACAGAGATCGGTGAGCGCGGCGAGGTTAGCGGCGCCACATGGGAAAGCGCGACGGAGTGAGGTTTGTCCTATCAACCCACGTCGGTCCCGCCGGGATCGGCACGCAACGATGGAGGCAGCCATGCGGGCAGGTATCACGCTGGTGTGCGCCCTCGCCATGTGTTCGTTGGCGGGGCCAGGTGAAGCGCAGACCATGAAACCACCGAGCAGGGCGCCGCATTCCGCGGCGTTCTACACGAACACGGTGCCGCGTCATTCGGCCCGGTATCTGACCGCGGCCAAGCTCGCTCGCGGGCTGCGCGGGCTGTGCTCTCGTGGCTCTGGGGGGTGTGCTCTGGCCGGTCAGGCGTTTGTGATCGAGCAGGCCGGTTGGGAGACGCATACGTCGCCGGGCGCGATGGTCGGCGCCAGCTTCACGGAGAGCAGCGGGGGTGACGCTGCTTGTGGTGGGAACCCGAAGAACATCTGGGGGTTGTCGTCGTGCGGATCAGGCTGGTACGTGCCTTACTTCCGCACGTGGCATCAAGCGTTCGTGTTCTTCGCCCGGTTTCTGCACCGTCAATGGCCGGGCGCCAGAACCGTCTACGATTTCCCTGGCTATTCCGCGTGTGATTCGTGCTGGGGGCCGAGAACAGCACTATGGGCGTCGCGTCTCGGATTCGGCCCGGGGCTGCGGTACCCGTGACGTGCTCGGCCTGCCGCCGGTTCCGTCCCTGCCTCCGATGCCTCGGGCTGCTGCCGTGATCTACCTGGCGGACCCGGACGTGACGATCCACCAGGGCGACGCCCTGGATGTGCTGGCCGCGATGCCGGACGGGTCGGTGCATTGTTGCGTGACGTCTCCGCCGTACTGGGGTTTGCGTGATTACGGGACGGGAGCGTGGGAGGGCGGCGACGAAGGCTGCGACCACGCGAAGCCAACGACGACCTACAACCACGGCTTTAACGAGCGGTGGGGCCAGGGCGGCGGACAGCTGAAGCAGGAGAAGAAGTCGGAGGGCCAGTACGCGCAGGAGTGCCCGAAGTGCGGCGCCCGCCGTGTCGACCAACAACTCGGCCTCGAGGCCACCCCGGACGAGTACGTGGCCCGGATGGTCGAAGTGTTCCGCGAGGTGCGCCGCGTGCTGCGGGCGGACGGGACGTTGTGGCTCAACATCGGCGACAGTTACGCGCAGGGGCCATCCGGCAGCCCAGGCCCGACAGGTTTAGAGGGCCGGTCGCAGGATTCGACACGCGTGCACGTCTCGAAACTTGGAAATGGGCTCAAGCAGAAGGATCTCGTCGGCATCCCCTGGCGGCTCGCGTTCGCCCTCCAGGCAGACGGCTGGTATTTGCGCTCGGACATCATCTGGGCGAAACCGAACCCGATGCCCGAGAGCGTGACGGACAGGCCGACCAAAGCCCATGAGTACGTGTTCCTACTCAGCAAGTCGCCGCGGTACTTCTTTGACGCTGATGCCATTCGTGAGCCGCACAAAGAACCCTGGCGCGGACAGGGCGAGGCGGAGAAGAACAACTGGTCGGTAAATGGCGAAAGGGGCAGCCACGACACCGTGCGCCAGTACAACCCTGCTGGCCGCAACGTCCGTTCAGTGTGGGAGATAGAGCAGACGGGCCGCGAGCGAGGCGGTACCAAGCACACGCTCATCGAGGACTACTTCAACGACATCTACACCGAGGAGCAGGCGTACTGGCTCGGCTTCCTCTACGCAGACGGCTACCTCGGACGCCGACACGTCGATCTACAACTCGCAGCGAAGGACGCGGGACACGTTGAGCGGTTCCAGCGTGCTCTCGGTTCAAGTCGTGAGGTCACGATCTCGAGAGATGGCAGGGCGCGCTTTATCGCCTCATCGCTTCGGATGGCGAATGATCTCGGCCATCTTGGGATGCGCGAGCGCAGCACCATGCCGATCCTCAATGGCGAACTGACCCGGCACTTTGTCCGCGGCGTGTTCGATGGCGACGGCAGCGCATGGAGCTACCTGCCCGCCGGACGAACCAAGAGACGCTACGGCGCCGCGTTCCTCGGCAGCCAAGGCCTCCTCGATGAGATCCGGGAAGAACTCGGCCTGCGCGGCAAGCCCAAGTTTTCGCGTGGGATTCATCGCCTGTCGGTTGCTGCAGGAGATGATATTGCTCGCCTCTACGCCTATCTCTACGACGGGGCCACGGTGTGGCTCGAGCGGAAGCGTGTCGAGTTCCCACAGGCGCAGAGCATCGCGCCGGCCACATGGAGCATCGCCACACAGCCGTACCCGGAGGCGCATTTCGCCACGTTCCCGGAGGAACTCGTCAGGCGGTGCGTGCTGGCGGGTTGCCCTGAGTTTGTCTGCAGCGAGTGTTATACTCCGTGTGTAAATGCCGAAGCCACCGAGTCTGATTCCGTACAAGCGGCACTGCAACGTATGCGGCCGGTACTACGAGGGTCGGGGAAAGATGTTTTGCAGCCGGTCTTGTCAGACGATTGCGGCAAACCGAGCGCGCGGGAAGAAGCAGCGCCCGCCGTGCCGGAACTGTGGGAAGCCCGTCAAGACGATGAGGCACAAGACTTGTTCGACCAAGTGCGCCGGCCAGTGGGCAACCAAGACGGGGGCGAATCGTCACCCATTCCCGCCCGAGCGCCGAGCGGCGAACTGGAAGGGCGGCAGGGTGATCGACGTGAGCGGCTACGTGCGGGTCTACAGTCGCCAGAAGCGTCGATACCTGCTCGAACACCGAGTGGTGATGGAGCAGAGGCTAGGGCGGTCGCTGACGCGGGGCGAGTTCGTCCATCATCGCAACGGGATCAAGACGGACAACCGGCCCGAGAACTTGGAGCTGATGACGCGGAATCCGCATCGGGGAACGGTGGAGTGTCCCCACTGCGGCGAGCGGTTCGCGATTCGCTGAGCCCCTGCTGTGGCGCGCCGCTGAGCCCAGGGATCGTCCTAGACCCGTTCATCGGCAGTGGCACCACCGGCCTGGTAGCACGCAAACACGGCCGCCACGCGATCGGCATCGAGCTGAACGCCGACTACTGCGAGTTGGCGTCGAGACGGTTGGCGCAACAGTCGCTGTTGACGGAGCTGGCGTGAGTCATCACCCGGACGGCTGGATCTGCGCCCGAGGCCACTGGGTCCCGCCCGGCGTCACTCACTGCACCGCCTGCCGGTGGCGCACCGAGCGTGACTCGTGTGATTGCGGCGGGTTGAAGTGGAAGACGTCGACCAGGTGCCGGGATTGCGACACGGACCGGAAGCGGGCGGCACCCGTGCCCCGATCTCCGGTGGCGCGTGTGACCTCTACCCAGAAGGAGGAGTTGTGACGGTAACTCTTGACGCGACCCGTGACCTGATCGCGGGCATGAACGCGCAGAGCGCGCGTTGGCTGGTGGACTACTACTACGCGGTGCAGGACTTCCGCATCCAGGCGCAGGGGCAGCTGCGCGCGATCGTGCAAGAGGCCGACGAAGGAACATTCCTGATCGGCGAGCAGCTCCTCGACGACACGTCTGAGATCGAAAAGAGAATCAGGAAGGCGCTGGACAAGTACACGGATGAGGTGGTACCGACGGTGTGGGCGAAGTCGATCCACGGCATCGGGCCTGTCCTCGCAGCCGGTCTCGCGGCCCATATCGACATCGAGAAGGCACCGACGGTCGGCCATATCTGGCGGTTCGCCGGGCTCGACCCGACGGTGAAGTGGGGGAAGGGCGAGAAGAGGCCGTGGAACGCGTCGCTGAAGGTGCTGTGCTGGAAGATCGGCGACTCCTTCGTGAAGGTCAGCGGGAAAGACACCGACGTGTACGGGAAGGTTTATCGGGCCAGGAAGGAGCAGGAGATACGGAAGAACGAGGCAGGCGACTTCGCCGACCAGGCCGCGGCCGCCCTCGCCGAACGGAAGTTCAAAGTGTCCGATACCCGCAAGGCGTACGAGGCAGGTCGGCTACCGGACGGCAGGATCGACCTGCGCGCCCGCCGGTACGCCGTCAAGCTGTTCCTCGCCCACTACCACCACGTCGCATACGAGGATCACTACGGCGAACCCCCGCCGAAACCGTACGCCCTCACCCACCTCGACCACGCCCACTTCATCGCACCACCAAACTGGCCGCTGTAGCCGTGAAAGTGGAGGGCACCGAGAAGAGAGAGCGAGCCGTCCTCAACGAGAGTGCCGTAGCTCGCGAGCGAGCCACCATAGGCGAGGGCACCGTCCCAGGTGAGCGAGCCGTGGTGTCTGAGAGCACCGTATGGAGCGAGCGAGCCGTCGTTCAGGAGAGCACCGCCCCTGAAGAGCGAGCCGTCACCGCCGATAGCACCGTGCTTCGTGAGCGAGCCGTGATCGAAGAGGTAACCGACGATCCCGAGCGAGCCGCCCGTAGGGAGAGTGCCATCGCCACCGAGCGAGCCGTAGAGGGTGAGGGCGCCATTCGCCTAGAGCGAGTCGAAGTAGTCGAGAGCACCGACGCCTACGAGCGAGCCGAGGCCGTTGAGGGCACCCAGACGCAGGAGCGAGCCGCTAGGCGGGAGAGCACCGATAGGAGCGAGCGAGCCGCTGATACAGAGAGCACCGTCGACGATGATCGAGCCACCAACCCTGAAAGCACCTCACCCCTGGAGCGAGCCGAGCTGGTCGAGGGTACCGAAGATGCTGAGCGCCCAGAAACACGAACGGCCCCGAAGGGCCGTCCGGTCGCAACCCCGGCCCGGAGGCGAGGCTGTCGAGGTCCCGCTCTAGGCGGGGGTCACGTCTTCGACGTGTGTGACGCTCAGCGCTCGGCAGGAGCCGTCGCAGTAGACCGTCTCGCCCATCGGGTCGAACGGTCCGGATGGGTGGCCTTCGCACTCGGGCGCGAAGTTCACCGGCAGGCCGCAGCGCCGACAACCAGCGTCGACCTCAATGTCCATGACGGGCGTCTCGCAGTTGCAGTAAAGGGTCATCTCTGCCTCCTTGGTAGCGGAACCTCGACAAAGGGAAGTGTACCACACATGGCGGACGGTGTCAAGTGAGCCCATGGCTACGCGTAGACGACGGCTTCACCGGCAACCGCAAAATCCTCGCGCTCGGCACCGACCAACGACGCTGGACATGGATGCGAATCCTCTGCTACGCCGCCCACCAATCCAGCCCAGAAATCCCCCACCACATCGGCCACGAAATCAACGGAGCCACCCCCAAATACATCGCAGACCTCCTCGAAATCGGCCTCCTCGACGAAGACGGCCCACACAACTACGTCATCCACGACTGGGACGACTACAACCCCAAAGACCCCACCAACCCCATGCGCCAAGCCCGCTACCGACAACGCCAACGTAACGCACAAAGTAACGCCACCAGTAACGCCGAAGTAACGCACACCGTAACGCCACCCGTAACAGACGAAACCGTTACCGAAGTAACGCCCCACGCGCTGGCACGCGCGCGCGTTCCCACCCCACCCCAAACAACAAGACCCTTAGAGAGAGATGTATCTGTGGGTTCAAACGTAACTGGGGGCAACGGCCGCAAAGTCAAACCCCCAGACTTGAAAACAGTCGACCAGCAGATCGGAGGCGCAGCGTGAGCACAGTCGCAGAGAGCATCCAAGAACACCCAGACCTCGCAGACTCGTCCATGTGTCACTGGAACCCGAACGGCGGCTGCACCGGCGCCTGCGGAACGCGCCTCAAGGAGCCGGGAGCCTACTCCCACCGGACGGATCAGTGCGCGGCGATGGGACATCAGACGTGCATGGTTTGCATAGACCTTTGGCGCTCATCGAGGGCCGCAGCGTGAGAACCGACGACCCGGTGATCCTCGGGCAGCTCAAGGCGATCGAGGCGGCGTGCGCTGGACTGCGGATGGCGTGCGGATTCCCACCGCTCGTCGAGACACCCGAGACGACTGCGAAACGGAAGCCGCTGTACGAGTGTCAGGAGCCGAGCTGTAGTCGCATGTGCTACACCCGCGACGACCTGGAGGCGCACCGGCTGATCGACCACGACGTCGAAAGGACGGCAGCGTGACCGGCCTCGACGACATCCGGCGGCGGCTCGAAGGAACACCCGCGCTCCGCGCGTTCCCAGACATCCTCGCCGACGTGGAGCGGCTACTCGCCATCGCAGAAGCGGCGAGCAACCTTTACGACTGCGCTACCGTCAGCGACTTCCTGATCGGCGCCTGGCACGCGCTTGATGAGGCATTAGTCGCCCTCGACGCGGAGGAACTCGCGTGAAGTACCCACGCCCGCTGACCCGGATCCAGCAGATCGAGCCGACGACGTTCTGCGATCTCCGCTGCCACTACTGCCCGTCCAAGGACCTGGTTCGTATCCGGAATCAGGAGCGGATGCACATGACCTTGGACACGTTCGGCCGGTCGCTTGAGTGGTGCCAGCACTTTGCACGGAAGGGCACCCAGGCCGACCTCAGCCTCACCGGCATCGGGGAGACGCTACTCCACCCCGACGTGCTGCAGCTCGCCGTCATGGCCCGCGAGATGCTGCCGTACACGCCGATCAACTTCTCCACGAACGGGCTGAAGCTCACCGACGAGCTGTGCGCCCACTTTCGCGACCACAAGATCATGTTGTTCATCTCGCCGCACCGGCCTGAGAAGGCCGCGTGGGCGTCAGAGCGGGCCGCGAAGTACGGGATCCTGATCGGCAACAACTTCGGTGCGAGCGTCTCCAGCTTCGACTGGGCCGGTGTCGTCAAGCACCCCGTCATGGCACCACGCACCGTGTGCGAGTGGTTGCGTGACGGGTGGGGGAACGTCCTCGTCGACGGCCGCATGACCACGTGCTGCCTCGACAGTCCTGCGCTCGGGGTGGTCGGGTCTGTCTGGGACGACATCGGGTCGCTCGCCACCCGACCGTTCAAGCTCTGCGACACCTGCCACATGGTGCCGCCCGCCGAAACGAAGGAGGCCGCTTGAGCACCGAAGACCTGACCGCCCAGCAGCGCGTCGTGCACCTGCTCCGCAGCCTGAACGACGCGAAGAACGACTACGGCGAAACCTCCACGGGCGACGGGGTGCGGCTCATGCCATCCGGCTACCACGAAGGCTCCTACGCCGAACTTGAGCGGGTGTTGGCCCTCATGCGCGGGTGCCTGCCCGGATGCGGCAGGAAGCGTCCTGGCGTCGCGTACAGGCATCTGGGCGCGTGCCTCGCCTACCCGTACTGGCACGTCGCCGAGCGCTACCTGCGAGGCGACACGCAGACGATCGAGGTCGGCGTGGTCATCCGGCGGGGAGGGTCGGAGCTGCTGATCCCGAGACACTGCGAACTCGTGATCGGACAGGCCGTCAGCGGCGTCAAGACCGCGAGGGTCCGCGTCTACCGGTGGAACCCGATCGTGAAACAACGCGAGATCGAACGCGGCGTCCGCTGGATCACGCAGACGATGTACGACGGCCGCCGGTCAAAGATCCAGCTACCCGACGACCTGTACCGCCGTGTCCTCGGACTACCGCCGAGGGACGAACGGCTCGGGAAGCGCGTGAAGGTGGCGGCGTGAACCGTGCAACGTTCGACGATTGCTGCTAACGTAACTTCCCGTGAGCGGGAGAAGTGCGCCCTTGCGCCTTCGACCCCCCGAGACCCTCTCGATCGTAGGTAGGTGACCCAGATGCCAGCACGACCCGTCGACCCTGACCTGCAGGCCCGTGCCCGGGCCGCGTACCTGATGCTGCGCGGGTTGCGGCCCGGGCAGGTCGACCCGATCCTGCTGCTGTCGTACGTGGTGTGGCCCGACGTCGAACTCGACGACCCCAACGCGGGCACGACCGGCGCCGACGTGAAGCTATCGGCGGCCGCCTGATGGCGCGCACACCGGCGATCACGAAGCAGCAACGAGACGAGTTCCTTGAGCACGTCCGCGAGGGCATGAACCGCGCCCAGGCCGCCGCGCACCTAGGCATGACCGGACGCCGGTTCCGCAGCCTCGCCAACCGCGACGACGAGTTCGCCGCCGCATACGAGGAGGCAAGCGCCGAGGGGCGCGCCACCTTTCAAGACGACCTCCGCGAACAGTGGCGACAGCGGGCCGAAGGATCAGACCGTCTCTTCACCCTCCGGATCATCACCCACCTCCCCGAACTCTCCTGGAAACGAGACGCCGGACGCGGCGCCGTCATCACCGCGGAGGAGGCAGTCAAGCAGTCCATCGACGTCGCCATCGAGTCCGTCCTGGATGAGCTTGCCGCTCGCCGAGAAGCACGATCTCTATCGGCAGGGACGACAGCTGCTGTGGCAGGAAACGGCAAGACCAGCCCAACTCGAACCACCGGGTGACTGGCGAACCTGGTACATCCGAGGCGGACGCGGCTCCGGCAAGACACGCACGGGGTCGGAGACGCTCGCGAACTGGATCGTCCAAGGCGGGCCTGATTGTGAGTGGGCGATCGTCGCCCCCACATACGGTGACGCCCGCGACGTCTGTATGGAAGGCAAGTCGTCTGGTCTGATCCAGGCGCTCGGCGGCCTGCAGTCGCCGCTGGTTATGAACTGGAACCGGTCGATCGGCGAGCTGTACCTCACGAACGGGTCGAAGGTCTACATCGACGGCGCCGACGACGGCGCCCTACGCATCCAGGGGAAGAACCTGTCCGGCGCGTGGTGCGACGAGATCGGGCTGTGGCGGTCGTGGGACCGGGCGTGGAACGAGTCGCTCGCGTTCGCCGTGCGTATCGCGCCCGGCCGGATCGTCGCGACCGGGACACCGAAGATCGGCCATCCATTGGTCGGCCGTCTGATCGAAGACCCGAACGTGCCGGTCACGTGGATGCGGACGATGGACAACATCGCGAACCTCGACGCGACCACCGTCCGCGAACTCCACGAGCGCTACAGCGGCACCCGCGAGGGAGAGCAGGAGCTTGAGGGCGAATACCTGTCCGACGTCGAAGGCGACGTGTTGCGCCGAGACTGGTGGCAGGCGTTCCCGCTCGACTGGCTCGAAGACACCTGGCGTGGCCCTCCCCCGGACGGGCTGATCTCCAGCTGGGACACGTCGCTGAAGGCGAAGACGTACTCGGACTTCACGGTCGGCACCTTGTGGATCACAGCAGGGCCGAACGTGTATTTGGCCCGAGTGTTCCGGCAGCGCTGCGGCCTACCCGACGCGATCCAGGCCGTCCGGGATCAGGTCGCCTGGGCCACGTCGACGTTCACGTTCCTGCCGATGCAGGTGTTGGTCGAGAACACCGCGAACGGCCCCGAGATCATCGCGCGCCTCCGCATGGAGATCCCCGGGATCATCCCCGTCAACCCGGACCGCGACAAGATGTCGCGCGCGCAGGCCGCCTCCGTGCTGCTCGAAGCCGGGAACGTGTACGTCCCCGCAGTTCGGCGCGGCGACGGCTTGTTGGACACGTCGACCGGTGAGACCCCCGCGTGGGTCGCTGAACTCGTCGACGAGTGCGCCCTGTTCGACGGCACCCCCGGACGGCCCGACGACCAGGTCGACTCGTGCTCGATGGCGTGGACGAGGTTCCTCCGCCGCGGCCACGGATTGGACTGGCGCGCCGACGACGCCCCCGACCCGCAGCCGCAGTTCAGCGCCGGGGTGATGGTCAAGACTTTCTAGGAGGCGCCCGTGCGTGTAGGCCCGTTCCGCATCGAGCGCCACGCCGTGGAAGCAGCAGCCACGCCCGCGCCGACACCGCCGCGTGCCGAAGCAGAGCGCGGCGCATCAGGCACCCTGAACCTTCACGGGTTCCTCACCCCCGACGAATACTCGCCCGATCTCCGCTGGCCGCAGAACCTCCTCGTCTACTCGCGGATGCGCCGCTCGGACGCCGCCGTCCGCGAGGCGCTGCAACACATAATCTCGCCGGTCGCCGGTGCCACATGGGACGTCGAACCAGCGTCCGACGACCCCGACGACCTGGAGATCGCCGCGTTCGGCCGGAAGGCTTTGTTCGACTGGCCGCACGAGCCATGGGGGGAAACCCTCCGGACAGCGATGCTGTATCTGGCGCAGGGCTACCAGGTGTTCGAGCTTGTCGAGGACGTGTTCGACGAGCAGCTGTGCTGGGACGACCCGGCCACCCGGCAACAGGTCGAAGGCGAGAAGCGCCAGTTCGTGGGGTGGCGGAAGATCGCGCACCGACGGCCGGAGACGATCTACCGGTGGCCCGAGACGAACGGCGACCTGGAGGGTGTGCAGCAGCTCGCGTACAAGGACGGCAAGTATCAGCTCCTCGACATACCGATCGAAGCGCTCGTGCTGTTCGTCCACGAGAAGGAGGGCGACGACTACACCGGCGTGCCGATCCTCCGCTCCGCCTATAAGGCGTGGTGGATGAAGGAGACGATCGAGAAGATCGCCGCCGTCGCCTACGAACGCCACGGCGTCGGCCTCCCAGTCGCGTACGTGCCCGAGGACGTTAAGGCCGACACCGCCCAGATGTCACGGATCGAGGCGATGCTGGCAGGGATCAAAGCCGGGGAGTTCAGCTACCTCGTGTTCCCAGGCCCGAAAGGCGCCGCGCCCACCAGTGGCGGCGGCGTTGGCGGCTACACGTTCGAGATCGTGTCACCCTCCGGCGGCATCCCAGACTTCTACCCGTTCCTTGAGTACCTCCGCGGCGAGATCAAAGGCAACGTGTTGGCCCGCTTCTCCGAGCTGGGCCACGGCCGCACCGGCGCTAGGGCGACGGGTGACACCCAGTCTCAAATCTGGTACGACGCGTTGAAGGCCACCGCCGCCTACGTCGCCGAGGTGTGGCAGGAAGCCCTGAACCGGCTGATCGACAAGAACTACACGACCGACAAGTACCCGACCGTCGTCGCGAACGACATCGAAACACGGTCGCTCGAAGAGTTCGCTGACGCGACTGCGAAGCTCGTCGGGTCCGGCGCTGTGGTGACGGACAAGTCGTTCCGGCAGGCGGTCAGGGACCAGATGGGCTGGCCCGACGAGGACGAGGTCGACGAGACGACGCCTGCCGAGCCGGGCGGCCCACTAGAGGAAGACCCAACCGCGCTACCGCAACCAGGACAGCCGCAGCAGAACGGCAACCCACCGCCAGGGCAGATGCCCACCCAGCAGCCGCAACCGACCAGGTACTAGATGTCCAGTCTTGAGGTCGACCCGGTCGCGATCGGCACCGGCGAAACGTTCGGCACCACGGGCGTGTCCCGAGACTTCCTCGGCGGCCTCTACCAGGGATCCACGCTATACGGCGCCGGGCTCGACGGCGCCCTGGTCGTCGACACCAACCCCTTCAACGCGAACGACAGATTCGGCGAACCACTCGTTGTCGCGAACGTGCTGCAACGCGACGCGTCGTTCACCGACCTGACCATCTTCCAGGAATGCCAGCTTGAACTGGTCATGCCCCGCGCCCTGTACGCGAACGACGTCGTCGCGTCGCTGTTCGTGTCCGGGGCTCTTCTCAACCAGGGCCGGATCACCGCCACACCCGCAGCGGCCAGCAGCTTCACCGCAGCGCATCCGGTGGCTGGTCTGATCGGAGGCGGCGACGCGTTCGGCGCAGATGGCGCCACTGGGGTCGGCACGGTCGGCAGCGGCTACGGCGGGCTCGGCAACAAAGGCGGCAAAGGCGGAGACTCCCCCATCCAT